ATACAGACAAATTTCTTCTGGCCTTCCCGGTAGATCCCGAATATAAGCCGATAGTACATGATGCAATATTCAGCCTCATATACTACAGTGAAGGCGCATTTACATTCGGTGATGTGTACGAGATGCCTGTATATTTGAGAAAATTCTACACTGACAAGTTAGTAAAAGCTAGAAAAGCAGAAAATGACCAGATCAAAAAAGCTACTGCAAGACCTGGACCAAATATACAAAGACCTGGCTAATAATCCGAAAACTCGATAATTATAACTGTATAATCTTATAATAGGAGTTTTGCGATGAATACTAAAAAGATAGATGAATCAGTACTAGGAGCAGCAGTAGCTGGTTTAGTAGGTGGATATATAATCTCACGCCTAAAGGGTGATGATGCCAAGGCTCGAAAGATTGCAAATAAAGTTACACAACTAGACAATGAAATAGCCACTGATCTAAGAAAGATAGACAAAAAAGTTAAATCAAACAAAAAGGCTGTTGAAAAACAAATAGCAAAAATGTCCTCTAAAGATAGAGCTAGAATAGACTATATGCTTAGAGGCCTAAAGTAGGAAAAGCAAATGCCTGCTGCGAGCAGAGAAGAACTCAGTATACTAAAGCAGATTAAACAAGTAAAAGAGGATATTGACAAGTTAGACAATATTAAGATGCAGGGTGAGTCTCTGACAAAAGAACAGTCAAAACAGTATAATCAACTTGAAAGAGACCTTAAAAGTTTAGAACAACAAACAGTTACAACAGCAGGAAAAACTCAAATACTGATAGAAGCTTTTAAAGATGCATCATCAGCTACAGAAACAGCAACCAAAAATTTTAAGAAGTTATCAGACTCAAATGTAGAAAAGAACTTAAGAGATCTAGCTAAAATAGGTCAAGAATCTGCAAAAGCTATATCAAATATATCTCTTTCATTAGAAGATTTACAAGCTACAGGTAAAGGTGGAACTGATCTCGCAAGAGGACTAGAATCTTATTTAGCTATAGAGCAGGATATTGCTGCAATATCAAAAGATAAATCAGCTCTCGCAACAGCTGACTTAGGTAAACTGCAAACAGAAATTATGATGACAAGAGATCTTTTGATCTTAGACGGGCAAGCAACAGATGAACAATTAAAACAGTTAGACATAGCAGAAGACAAGATAAGAAACCTAAGAAAGCAGCAGTTTAGAGAAGACCAACTAAATACACAAAGATCAAAAGCTGTAGAATTGCAACAAAAGATGGATGAGTTTATGGGGCAGTTCAATACAAAAGCAGGCGCTGCTGTCGCAATATTTACAGGAATCACAAAGATATTACAATTTGGTGCAAAAGAAACTTTAGCTATTCAGAGCAGTATCGGTGGCACACTAGGAGATTCAGCATCATTAGCTGCAAACTTTAATATGAATGTTGGATTGGTTGGTCAATTGGGAACTAGACTAACAGGTGTGACAAAGAATATAAGAGATGCAGCAATTCAATCCGCACTAGCAGCTGACAATCTTGATATGATGAACAATCTCGCAGTTGCGACTTCAGATGCTGCACTTGCAATGCAAGTAGGATTAGACCCAAGTAATATTGCACAGCTAGCTCAGACAATGTCTGAAGTAACAGATGCATCACGTGAGGGAGCATCTGCACAATTAGTAACTGTACAAGCTCTTGCAATGCAAAATAGAGTTGCACCTGCAAAAGTATTTGAAAGCATGTCACAAAATGCAACAGTACTAGCAGCTATGACAGATGGTTCTGCAGATTCTATGGGCAGGCTTGCCGTTCTAGCAGCAAAGGCTGGTGTTGAATTAAGTCAGTTAGAATCAATAGCAGATAGCTTATTAAATATAGAAACATCAATAGCTGCAGAGTTTGAAGCCGAAGTATTATTAGGAAGACAATTAAATTTAGATGCAGCTAGAAGATTTGCACTAAACAATGACAATGAAGGCTTAATAAGAGAAATACAAAAGAATTTACAGGGTACAAGTTTTGGCGAGCTAAACAGACTACAGAGACAATCACTCGCTGCTGCTCTAGGAACTGATGTAGCTTCACTAGGTAGAATAATTGCTAGATCAGGAAGCGGTGAAATTGAAGACGTTGCACAACAGCAATTAAAAACAACTGGAGAGCTTGTTAAACAAGGTGCAACTTCTAATGATTTATTAGGAAAAATATTACAAGCAGTTGTCTTTCTTGGAACAGCTAGCGCTATGAGTGGACTCGGTTCAATTGCTAGTGGAAGAGGAGGACTTGGTGGTTTTATGAGAGGAAAGGGAGGACCCCTTACAAAGTCAGGAAGACCTGATATGAGATTTAAAGCAAATCAAGGTGCTCGGGGCTTTATGAGGAATAATCCATTGATGAGAAGAATTCCTATTGCAGGCGCTGGTTTAGGTATAGGGTTGGATGCACTTAATAATTTCGAAGCCTCTGGAGGAGACCTCCTGCAAACTGTCAGCTCTACAGCATATCAAAATAAATTTGCTGCTTTGGGTGCTACATTAGGTCTTCTTGGAGGACCGTTTGCTCCTCTTACTTCCGGAACAGGATTTTTAGTAGGTTCAGGATTAGATTTTATCAACAATGCGTTTTTAGGAGGTTTGGCAAATGGAGGTCCAGTAACAGAATCAGGTGTTGCAATGGTAGGTGAAAGAGGTCCAGAGCTAGTAGCATTAGGTCGTGGATCACACGTAGTTCCGAATCACTATTTAGGTGGTTATCAAGACGGCGCTACAAATATGAAAATATCAGATCCAGATACACATCGTGCATTGATGACAATAGCATCACACTTAGAATCAATTAACACAAACACAGCTAACACATCAAAAGGTGTTGGTAATATAAGCATAGCGACAGGTAAATAATGGCACTAGCAGATTTAGATATTAAAAAAATAAGAAGCTTTACATACTCAGTGTCTAGCGAACCGCAGACTTTTGTCGCAAACGGTCAGACAGTATCAGGTGTCAAAAATCCAATAGAACAAAATTTCGTTGACTTACCAGATAGATTTTCTTCAAAGACTGGTGCTACACCTTTTGATAATTTTGTTGGTAATGAAAATAGAACACAAACATTTACAACAAATGGAAGAGCAGGACAATATATTGTTACAGGAATAAAAGGCGCAAAATCATCAGATATAGAAGTTTTAAAATCAAACAGTCTTATTATTAAGTCTTATGATGAAGCACTATCTGAGGGCACAATGTTTAATTTTCTAACAGAGAATCCAACACTAGGGTTTAGACAGATACCGTTTGGATTTAAAGACTTAGGAATAAAAAGTTTAACATCATCACCAGAAAGATTTGTATCACCTCAAGTGAATCAACATAATTCAATGACAAGAGGCGGATTATTTACTGACCCTATTGTTGAACACGATCAATTTATATTAAGCGACTCAGGAATATTAGGTGCATTTAAAACAAGTCAAATATTATTACAAGCAGACGCAATACACCAAGACGGCTTAGGTCTAAATCAATTATTTAATTCAATACAGTTTGATGGAAATTTAAATCCAGGAACCAGAGTTTATAGACACGGTCTAATAGGCTTACCAGTTCCAAGATATGCACCTCAGCCAGGACCTAATATAAATCCTGACGGTCTTTTCGGCTTATTTAAAATCGATCTCTCAGGAATAGAAAATGCAATATCAGATAATTTAGCAGGAAGCATTCCTTATGAAGATATAGGAAAAGGCACACCAAAAATATTAGGATTATACAATAGCTTAATGCTACATCAGACACCTGAAAAGTCTGAAGGAGGAGGATTCTTTGCAGGCTTATTAGATACACTACAAACATCAGCACCAATACTATTTCAAGATCCGTATCCTATTGTCCCATCAGTTAATGTTGTTAATTCACCTTCAACATTTGATGGTGTGAACCAAGCTTATCACAAAGACAGTATTTATGGAACAAAAGCTGACTATGTTGCACCAAGTGGAAAAGGTAACATATTCGGAATAAATTTAGTATCAGAAAAATATGATTTCTTTTCAAAATCAAAGCCGACAAATTTTAAATTAAGACAAGACGTTGTTACTAGTGACACAAGCAAATCTACATTTGCAGATGCTCAAGAATCTAAAGTAGATAGTTTAGGTAGCAAACCAAAGCCGCCTTTAGAATCAAAAATAGTAGATATGATACCGCAGTCAGTAGGAGGTGTAACAGATCCTACAACTGGAATTCAGACACTTGATAAAGGACTTAATAGAGGATTAGACGGATCAAAAGATAAGTATAGCACACTATCTTACAGTGCATTAGGTGCCTCTGATAATGGAGATCAAATAGATCCAGGTGGCGCAAAATCACTCATGTATGACAAAACATTAAGAAGTCCGTCTGAAATAAACTTAACAGCTTTACCTGGTGTAGGAGGAGATGGAGAAGATAGAAATAGTCAAACCATAGAAGAAAGAGTAAATGCTTTGAGTGGTCCACGTGCTGATGAATATATAGACAAAAATTTAGGCGCAAGAGATCATTATCAAAAGAAAGTTTATGCAATCGGTAAGCAAGGTGTTAGAGCAGTATTGACAGATAGTTCTAGAAAAACAAATGAAGCAGAGCCGTTCAGAGGTGTAATAAGAAAAGGTGGTGAAGCAGGCGATAAGTTTGTATCAGACGCTGTTGATAAAGTAAACATATTACCGTATGGAGGAAATGTTACACAAGATAAAGCAAACGGACCTACTTCAGATGAATTACATAATAGTGCAGAAGAACTTGACTTTGTACCTTTAGTTTTTGAAGATGTATACAATAAGAAATCAATTGTATTTAGATCAATATTAGGAGACATCACAGACACTATAACACCTGACTGGACACAAAAAGATTATATTGGAAGACCTCAAAAGTCTGCTGTTTATAAAGGTGTTGGAAGAACAATTGGATTTAATTTTTCTATTTATCCGAAAACAAAACAAGAATTTCCAGTACTATTAGAAAAAGTAAACTATCTTGTAGGACAATGTTATCCGAATTTAGACAAAAATTTAAGGCAAACTGGACCGATGATAAGGCTGACAATAGGAGATATTTTATACAAACAGCTAGGATATATTACTGGCTGTACTGTTACATTTCCAAATACGAGCACATGGGAGCTAGATCCAGGTTTAAGATTCACAAAGCTAATCACTGTACAAATTGAATACACACATATTGGTGGTTATGTTCCTGTTGCTACAGGAAAACACTACGGCTTACCGTGGTTACAAGGTGGAAGATACAGTGGAGGAAATGTTAAATTTAATAATTATCCTAATAGAGAAGACGGCAAGTCTGGCGCAGAATCACCGCCAAATGCCATAGGAAATTACAGAGCGCTATTTCAAGAACTAGGACAACAGAATAAATAATGTTTAACAGATATAGAAATATTAGAAAAAAGATCGATGAAAAGACTGGACTAAATTATAGAGTTCCTGTTTTGTATCCAAAAATAGAAGAGAGAGATGATGATATTCTTCACACAGTTGTTATAGGAGAGCGGCTTGATCTTTTAGCTTTTAGATATTTTAATGATTCTGGTTTGTGGTGGATAATAAGCAGAGCAAACGGATTAGACCCAAGTATAATATCACCTGAAGTAGGAAAAGAATTAAAAATACCACAAAATGTCGGAGACATCCTCACAAGATTTCAAACACTAAATAGTACAGAGTAAGGTTTTAAAATGACTGGTAAAAATATACCTGAAGAAATACGCAAAGGTCTAGATGCAAGACTAGAAGGTATGAGCACTTTTGGTGAAACTACATTAAGATCACCTGCATTAGGACCTGTGTCTGAAGAAACAGAAGAATTTAGATTATCAAGAGAGGCAGTTGAAAACTGTTCGCCATACGTAAGGATGATAGGTGGCGGAGTAGGTGACTCATTCTATGTTATGTCGGGAATGTTTAATACAGATTCTAATCCTGAAGCTTTCGAGGCAATACAATCAGACATAAATTATATTAATTCCAGACCCTCGACATCAAACCTGACAGGAGCAGAATCTTACTATGAGCTAGGTAAAAGTGAAGATATAAGAGAAAAAAGGTTTGGTTATAAGGAGCCTGGGATAAATACTCTTTCTGTAACTAATCTTTCTGATGGTCTAAAAGGAGGCGCAGTAAAACAAGCTGTAGTACAATTTACAGTATGGAGAATGAATCAATTAGATGAATTTCAAAGATTATCTTTTTTATCTTTAGGTGCAACTGTAATAATAGACTGGGGATGGGTAAGAGGTGATAAAAGCATACAATCAATTTTAGAGCCACCTTCAATAGTTGTTAAAGACGGAGACAAAGTTTCATTAGACTTTGACTTATTTAAAGAAGAAACTGTAGACGGAAAGACGCAGGCAAGTGAATGGGTAAAACATTCTAAAAAGAAATACGGTGACTGGGACGGCTTAATAGGTGTTGTAACAAAAGTAGACTGGAATGTAAATGAAGAGGGAGCATTTGAATGCAGTGCTACAGTCCAGGGAAAAGGCTCACATGCTTTTGAAGATCCAATTACAATTAAAGAAAGACATAATGGAGTTACACCGTTATATGCATCAGAAACAGGTGTACAGGACATAGAGACTTTTAGGTATGCGTGGTATAAAAAAGTAGAAAAGAAAATAGAAACATTAACACTCAAAGAGCAAGAAGCACTACAAGCAGTCAGCATAGAAGACGCTGAAAATAATGCTCGCACAGGTCCAGAAGCAAGCTTGCCAGAAAGAATATCAGGATTAGATGTAGAAATATTAACAAAACTTTTCCAAGGTCTTCAAGACGCTAAGAACAAGGTAAAAAGTTCAGATCCAGTAGCTGCTATGTCTTCGGGACAAGAAGTCGCGCTGATCTATTACCCTTATGAAAAATTAGATGAAAAAGGAAAAGGAACAGGAAAATATGATACAAATGTTTTATCACAAGATGAAAAGACAGAAGAATATTATCAAAACACTCAATTTAGATATGATATGTGGATCAACTGGGGTTGGTTTGAAGATAATGTTGTCTCTTATTATGCACGCAGGTTTGGAGATAATGCACCTCCGTCAGCAGTATTTAGGTCTATAGATTCTGAAGGAATGCCAATTCGTATTAAGAATGATCCAAATTTAAAGACACTCACAAATAGCTATTTGCTACCAGGACAGACACCGATTGACTGGATACCTGATCAAATAGGAGACGCAAAAAATTCTCAAAAAAATCCTTACAAAACGCTTGCTGAGCTCATAAATCAAGCGCCAGAATTTGCAATGCCAGGAGATCAAAATTCAGGAATATTAAGACATGTTTACGTCAACATAAATTTAATAAAAAGTGTATTTACAAATCCAGGTATTTCTATCAGCGGTGGAATGTTAATGTTAGCAGAAGCTCTAAACTCTCCGATTCCACTTTGGAATTTTGAAATACAAATAAATGATGAAGGATCTACTGCTGATAACGGAAAAATTCCGACAACTTACTCTATAGTCGATAATAGAGCAAGAAAATCTTATTCTGGTTCCGATGTCCTTGATCCTGGTAAGTCTTATATATTTGAAAACAATGGTTTAAACTCACTGGTAAAAAGTTGTAATGTTTCAACAGACATCAGCTCACGATTAGGAGCTGCAATGTATTTTGGAAGACAAAAAGCAAGGACAGGTATCTTAGAAAAAATAGTCAAACAAAACGAGATGCCGTTTCCAGATGAACAAGAAGCAATGAATCTTGCAAGCTTTTATGCAATTAATAATCAAACACTATCTTCAATTGACATGGGTGACCCACTGTCGCAAGTTTTAAACCAAGGAGCATCTGGAGAAGCTGCAAATCCGGGTAGAAAATTTAACTATGGTACAGCAGATCCTTTAGGAGAATTAAAAGATGAAGGATTAGAAGGTAATCAGTGGAATCACGATATAGCAATAGAACAGCTAAGACTATATCCTACATCACTTGGAGCAAGACTAGACCAATATAATAGGACGATGAAACAAGTTATGGAATTTGGAAGTGGTGATATAGACGCAAAAAAAGTTATAGAAGATACAGATGATAGTCTTAAAGATAAGATAAAAGAATTACAGATGTATGCTTTTCCAACAATACAAGAGCAAGATATAATTAAAAAAGATGATCCTGATGAAGCTAGAAAGAGAAAACTTGCATTGTATCCGTATCAGGACGGACTCAACATGCATTTTAACTGGTTGAGAACACTTGACTTATTGTTAAATGAAAATCCAGTAACATCATTATTACAAGAAGCCGCAATGGACGAAGTTACTTTTCTTCCTATAAAATGCACAATAGAAATTGATGGAATTGGCGGATTAAACTTATTAGACATGTTTAGGCTTTCTTATTTGCCCCCAATGTACAAACAAGGAGGTGATCAGCCAGGAACTTATTTCGTAATAATAAACTTAAATCACACAATAGACCAAGACGGATGGAAAACAGAAATTACAGGACAAATACAGATTGATAATGATAGATACTTTGATGTTGGAGACCAAAGAGACAAAGAAGAAAAAATTAAAGACGCACTTCAAGAAGCATTTGGAGAAACACTAGAAGAAGCAACAGCACCTATACTATCAGATGACGAAGATGAGCCCACACCACAGCTAAGCTCAGAGCTACCACCGCCTAGACCTTTACCTCTTACAATTTTAGAACCTGATGATCAAATAAAAGATACAATAATATTTGACCCTAATGATACAGAAGGAATACACAGAATAGGTGATCCAAATACAAGAGTAGTAGATCAATTAGAAGGTCCTCAAGGACCAGGAACAAGCAGGTGGAATTATTTTGATTATGATGGACTATCAAATTTTATGTCACCAGACAAAACAGATGGCGGTTTTAATGTGTATGAGAGAGTAAACGACAAGCTGTCAGGCAGAGCGACAAGATTTCCTGGCAGGAGTTTTGCAAATCCTGAAGGAGACTAAAAATGATTGAAAGAGCAAAAGTAGGAATAACAGACTCAGGTCAATTTGTTTATGCTGTAAAAGACACAGAGGGAAATGTCGTACCAGTAAGAAAAGACCAGATATACATGAAAGAGTATACAGACTCAAAAGCTGTAATATATAGACTTTTTAATACTAAAGAGAGAATAATAAAATTAGAAGAAAATGACATGATCGCTGTTTATAAGCGGACAGGAAAAGCTAGAAAAAGAGATGAATATCCTGTCAAAACTTATCCAACATCAACAAACCTAGCAGGAAAGAAATTTATTACAAGATACTTTGCTCAGAACAAGATTAGTGATGCAAAAGAAATAATTGAAGTAGAAGGTATAACAAATTCAACTTCTTATAACTTTGTACAGATAAAATGGCAAGTAGCAGGAAGTTTAAAACAAGCAAAAGTATTTAATGAAAAACAACTTATAGATGCTGAAGGTGCAATACCAGGCATTTCTGACATATTACCTCTTGATCAATTACATATATCAAAATTTATGTTTGCTTCAAGTCTGAGACCTGAGTATCAAAATCAATCAGAATCACAACCTTCAGAAGAACAAACAACAACACAAAGTGAAACAACACAGACTGCTCCTGCACAGCCACAGTCACCTACTGGACCACCTCCTGGTGTAGTCACAGGTGGCGCAGGCGGCGGTGGTTACTAAAAAGCCCCTTTTGACAGGGGCTTAATTAGATTCAATCTTAATCTGAGATTTTAATTGGAAGTTTATAACGAACTCTTACAGGTCGACCGTTTTGTCGTGCAGGATGGTATGCAGTGTCTTTAATTTTATCCAAAATAATATCATTAAAAGCAGTGTTAAACGTATCTAATATAACAGCATCATTTACGTGACCGTTTTCGTCAACTTCAAATTCAACGTGAATTATTCCTGTATCGTTAAATCCGCTAACAATTGGTAATTCATGTGAAAGTAAGCTAAACTCTTTTTTTGGTATGGGTGGATGACTCCTTTCATCTTCGAATGAAAAGTTCTGGGCCGCCACCAAGCCCATTAGCATTAAAAATGCTATGTTCCTCATTGTCCTTCTCCTATTTTTCGGTGTTTTTAGAGAATCTAAATATAGGTTATAAAAAGTTAAAATCAGCTTCTACAAAAAAATAACATAATCCTAACATTTTCCTAACATAACTCTATATATATAAGTATAAATGGTTATAGAAACAAGTTCAAGTTATAAAAGCTTATTACAAAAGATTGCCGGTAAGTCTGTGCCCGCTGTTTTTGTAAGAGATGATAATAGAAATCATCCTGCAGAATCGAGTGTAATTGCAGTATCATTATTTATAGATGAAGAAATAGTCGACATAATATACGACCACACAGAATCTTTTTCTGAAGGCTTAGATATAAAATCTCTTTCTTGTGTTAAAAGATTCTGGGTTGACAATGTAAAAGAATTTTATCATCTAACAAAAATGACAAACGGTTATGATGTAGTGATGTCAGATTATTTAGATAATATTGATCACGAAAAAATACAAGAACCACATGTGTTTAATAAAATATATGAAAATAGTTTTGCTCTTAGGAAATCAAATAAAATTGTTCCAATAGTAAAAGTGTTAGAATATGCTCATGAAAGACTGAATATAATAATTGATAGTGTTCCAGAAAAAGTAACTAAGACATTTATAAAATATAATAATGCTATGTATGAGTTTGCAAAGTTTGAAAACTCTGGCATGAAAATAATACCAAACTCATTTGGAACAGTATTTAGAAACGGTTACGGATACCCTAATTATAATATGTACACAGCAACAGGTAGGCCTTCAAACACATTTAGGGGTGTTAACTTTGGTGCACTAAATAAGAATGATAATACAAGAAATAATATAGTTACAAGGTTTGAAAAAGGAATGTTAGTTGAATTTGATTATGATGCATATCATCTTAGGCTCTTAGCAGAGATGCTTAATTTTGATGTGCCGTTTGATAAGTCTTTACACCAACATCTTGCAGATACTGTTTATAAAACAACTTACGAGGAATCTAAAAAAGTTTCTTGGCAAATACTGTACGGAAATGTATCTGTAACTGAAAAAGAAAACCCTTTCTTCTATACAATTGAAAAGATGTCTGACGCACTATGGAGGATTTTCAACAGCAATAAATCGTTCAAATCTCATATTTATAGAAGACAATTTGTCTCTGATCAGATTTCTGATCCGAACAAGAATAAGGTGCTAAATTACTTTATACAATCGTACGAAACAGAGAATAATATTGAGACAATTAAAAAGATTAATAAATATCTTGAGAAGCGTAGTACACGCATGATGTTATATACGTACGATAGTTTCCTGTTCGATTTAGATAGGACAGAGGGCTTTAAAACAGTACTCCAGATAAAAGAAATTTTGGAGGATGGAAAATACCCCGTCAAGGTAAAAGCTGGACTAGATTATGGTTCAATGCAAGACATAACGGAGAGGATAAATGAATATAAGTAAAGTTATAAATGATGTCGTAGATACAGTATCTTATAAGACATCAAACGGAATGGTCGATGTAAAAGACCCATATCACTTATATCTATTAAAAGAAGAATTTGAAAAATGGCTAGATCCAGATCTAGTCTATTCAGCTTTATTTGAGGCTGAAAAAGATGCTGAGCCACCGTTAGATGATAAAGAAAAAGAAAAAGCTAAAAAGATGGGGCTTATATGGAAGGGAAAAGGTTATGGTAAAGAAAATGAAGACGGAATATCTTTTAAAAATCAGGGTGGAAAATTAGTTAAGATTGAAAAAGAAAAAGAGAAACAAAAAGATGACCCTCAAAAGCTGACTGCAAAAGACTTGACGTCAAAGACAGGTGAACCTGAAAAGCAAGAGTTTAATAATAAAGAAAAATCATATCACGAAAAACTATCATCTGGGCTACAAAGTGAAGTCGAGTACATGGAGTTTGAAAATGATGCTGATAAACAATCTTTTATACAGGCTGTTCAAAAGCTAGGTGACGATCCAAACACACTGACAAAAGATGATATTGAAATAATAAATAAACATGCAAGAATTTCAGACGGTGCAGGATTTAAATTATACACTGCTAGAAAACTTGGAGACTTTAGCAAGGGAAGAGGAAAAATTGTTTTGACATCAGGATCTAAAAGTCAAGCTGCTCGTGACTACTTAGATAAACTTGAAAAGCTAGGTATAAAAACAACACCTGCTGCAACAGTAAAAGGCTCACAAGAGGCTTCAAAATTTAAAGCAAAAGATTTAACAGCAGGTAGGCTGTCAAACTCTAGAGTTAGAAAAGAAGATGTTACAAGTACAGAAAATTCTGTAACTGTTGGAAAAACAACACTAACAAAGTCTGAAATAACTAGCGATATGGATAGCAGAGAGCGTGCATCTGCAGAAAGAAAAAATGCATTCATAGACAAAATTAAACAAACAGACTCTATTGAATTTGTAGAGACAATTGAAGGTGCTGATGAATCTACGAAAGAAGGAAGAGATAAGATTTGTAGAGAATATCCAGAAGAGATTGCAAAATTTATTAAAAATTCACTAGGTGATAATGTAACACCTGAAGAGCAGTCAATAATAGATCAGGCTGCAGCATTAGGAAAAATAGATGATCCAGAAGAATATGAGAAAGCTGCTTTAAAAATTATTAATGATATGGATCAAGTTCCAACGATTAGAAAAGGAGCAGCAGATCTCACAGAATCTATAGTTTATCTTGTATTGAATAAAAGAGGAATACCCACAAAACTACCTGCAGGAGAGACATTTAAAGTTTCAGACTTAATATCTTTTCCTCCTGACAATGTAGATAACATTGCACCGCAGTCTATTGTAAACTTAACAAAAGAAGGTGGTGTTAGTGTTAAAATGAAAGGTGGCGCACCAAGCGGTGGTGAAGAAAAAATTAAACAATCTAAATTTAAAAACAAAGAAACACAAGAAAAATTACTTACAATTGTTGATAATCACAACAAATTCTTTTCAACTGGAGGTGGCTTGACACCAGAAGATATTGAAGAAGGAGATAAAAGTAATAGAGAAATAGAGGCATGGGCAAGAAGTCAAGGAATAATAAAAGAAGGTGAAGAGATTAAAACAAGAAAAGGTAAGACGCCTGAAGAATGGGCAGAAGAAACTGTTACTTTATGGGAGTCTAAAGGCAAATTAAGAAATTTGACACCAGAAGAAAGAGAAATGTATGTAAAAGGCTTGGCAGGCTATTGTAGAGGCGGTTTACTTATGGAAAAAATCTATAACAGTGATCTAGACTCACAAGAATTTGGAAATGTAAATTTAAAAACTTTTAAATCAAAAGATGCAGAGCTAGAAATAAGTGATGGTGTTGAAAGTGCTTCTTTAATGTATTTTGTAATGAACCCTGGATTTAAGTTTAAAGAGTTTAAGCTTCAACAGCCAACTGCAGTTTATGCAGGAAAATTAGTTCATGCAGACTATGATAGAGAAAGTGGAAAATTTAAGTGATAAAATTAAAGGACATATTGATGGAAGAAAAAGTTATGGATACAGCTGGAATAATATTAAGAGATCCAGTTGCAGGTGTTGTTTTATGCAAAGACACAGAAAAGTGGAGTATTCCAAAGGGTAAAGTGGAGCTCGGTGAAAGCCCTATTGACGCTGCATGCAGAGAAACAATAGAAGAAACTTCTATATTAGTAGCAAAAGAGGGATCAAATATTAACAGTCCTGTAGAATTAAAAGCCACATTAAAGAACTCAAGAGGCGGAAAATTCTATATTTATGAAAGCAAAATGAAAATGGCTATTTTACCAAAGAAAAGCTTAGAGCACGAAGATGTGCGTTGGTTTACTGAATTACCAGAAAACACAGATCCACGAATAAAGGGGATAATTTAATGAAGACACAATTATTATGCACTTTCTGCTCTAAAAGAGAACTTGATGACAGTGTTGAGCTAATTAAGCTAGGAGCGTCAATAGTTTTTGATAAAATATATGTATTTGAGAATATTGAGCAGCCAGAATCTCTAATTTGCACTTATAATGTCGAAAAAACAGAAGATTTTGTACAAAATTCAAAAACTATGGCAATACACAGAAAAAAAGAGACAAATACACTGTATACGATCAATGCTTTGAACGAAGCTATAAGAAAAGACAATAATGGTGTGTTAGATAAGAAATTTTCACTTGATTGGCCGCAATACAGAAATAGTTTGCTGCTAACGAACGATCAAGGGCTAAATGTTGTGAGGACAAAGTTATTTAAAATAATAAATGTATAGGTGGCTCGGTATGAGAATAATTGTTACAGGAGGTGCCGGATTTATAGGCACAAATTTAATAAAAGAACTAGTAAAAAATGAACATCACGAAGTTGTATCAATAGACAATTATAATACAGGGTTAAAATCAAATGAGCAAGAAGGCTGCATGTATTTTACTGGAGATATTTCAGAAATAAAAGATTTTGGACTAACTAGTGATGTTCCTGATCTTATATTTCATATTGGCGCACGTGCAAGAATACAGCCTTCATTTAAAGATCCGCAATCGTCATTTGAGTCTAATGTTTTAGGGACACAAAATGTATTAGACTATGCAAGAATAAACAATGTCCCAGTCGTGTATGCTGGTTCTTCGTCTGCACACGGTGATTTACACGCAAATCCATACACTTTTACAAAGTGGCAAGGTGAACAAATATGTGAATTGTATTATAAAGTATTCAATCAACGTGTTGCTATATGTAGATTTTATAATGTTTATGGACCTCATCAAGCTACTGAAGGTGACTATTGTAATGTCTTGGGCATTTTTGAGAGACAGTGGAAGAACAATCAACCACTTACAGTCACAGGTGATGGAGAACAGAGAAGAGACTTTACACATGTCCAAGATATTGTGCAAGGACTTATGAGATGCGGTTACAGACTGTGCGAAGACTTGCCTGATGAAGTCAGTGGTGAGATATTCGAATTAGGAAGAGGAGTGAATTATTCTATAAATGAATTAGTAGATGCATTCGGAGAGATGGATGTAGAATATTTACCCGCTTATCCTGGAGAGATGAGAGTAACATTAAATACAGATACAAAAGCTCAAAAGGTTTTAGGTTGGGAGCCAGAGCATGACATAATAGACTATATTAAAAACACATTTAAGAGATAATTGTATGGAACCAAATGAATATAGAAAATGGATAAAATCACAATCAGCTGATGTACAGAAACAAGCAAGCAGATATAAAGGTTATAACAAAAATTGGTTTGACTGTTGGTGGAATAAAATTTCATATGACATAAAGCAAAGATTACCAAAGAATACAATAATGAAGAGGTCTCCCTCATCTTATGCAGGGTATGTTCTAAAAAGAATATTTCCAAAAGCAAAAACAATCTTAGCTATAGGTTGTAGAAACGATTTTGAAATAAAGTGTCTAGAAGCACACGGTTTTAACGCAAGAGGCTGCGAAATCTTTCCAGTTGATTCAGAGAAGATAGATGTTGTTGATGCTCATAATATTGTAGACTATTATGGAGAAAATTCTTTTGATTTAATATATTCATCACACTCATTAGAACACTGTGCTGACGCAAGATTAGTTTTAAGAGAAATTAAAAACATATCTAAGATGGGAGGATGGATTGCTTTGCCGTACGGTAACTCAACAGGCGGCTTTCATCCTAGTCTGTTACAGGTAATGACGAAAAAAGGTTTTAATCCTATTATAGCAGCAGAAAGAGGAAAGCAAAAACTTGTAGATAATATGATGATAGACTTCGATGAAATGTGGGGAAAATATCAGATAAAATATTGGAAAGCTAGCACAAATTTTAATCCAGAGGAATTCGCTTTCTGTTTTAGCTTTTTAAAAAAAGGAAAAGTATGGGATGACGAATCGCTAAAAATAGAAAAGTTTGATGACAGTGACAAAAAGTGGTTAAGGCAGAGCAATATATTAAACTGGAAAAAACCAGTTAAAGGATAATTATTAGTATATTAACTTGGAGTTTATAATGAAAAAATTTGACTGGAAACCGAAAAAAGGATCTTTTAGAACTATTCAAGAGAGCTATATTAAAAGACAAGTTCTAAAAGAAGAGGCATCTCCTGAACAAATTGCAATGTCTAAAAAGTTCAGATTTAATGCTGAACCTGAAGAGATTGATATTTCTTGGATAAAAAAGAATAATATGGAAAAAGTATGGAGCAGAAAATCACCTGCACCAGAAATAATGAAGATAGCAAAAGCATATTCAGACAAAATTAAAAAAGCTGGAGGAATACCTACAGCAGGTAGCAGTAACATAACTCCTGAAGATATGAAAAAAGTAGCAAAAATTGAGAATGAGATGAAATCACTTTACAGAGGATGGGAAGGTAGAGGCGGAATGTACTATTGGACAAACAAAGGTGGAACTGCAAGATGGGAACCAAAGTATGATGATTTTGTTGATGTACAAGACATAGCTGCACAGAAAGAAATTCATATTGACAATAAGACTGGAAAAATTAATATTAAAGGTGGCGGTATGGGAGGCTTTCCGTTTCCAGCTGCAAATCCTGAAATAAATGACGAAGGCGGCGGATTCGGATACCAAGAAATGTAAAATTAAAGCTCCATATTTTTGGAGCTTTTATATTAAAAAATAAAAATTAAAATAATATATATAAAACTAACTTTTGAGCTTTTAGCTCTATATATATTAAAGGATTAACTAATAACAAATAAACTAAGGAGAAATGGTAATGGATTTATCTGTAATTAAGAATAGGTTATCTGAACTACAAACTTCCAACCAAAGAACATCAAATCTTTGGAAACCCTCACCTGGTAAAACTCAAATAAGAATCGTACCTTATAAATTTAATAAGGACAATCCGTTTATTGAGTTGTATTTTCACTATGACATGGGCGAAAAGAACTATCTTTCACCTATCTCATTTGGAAGACCAGACCCAATTGAGGAATTTGCCACCAAGCTTAAGACTTCTGGCAATAAAGAAGACTACAAGCTAGGTAAAAAGATCGAAGCTAAGATGCGTACTTTTGCACCTGTTATTGTAAGAGGTGAAGAGAATGAAGGCGTAAAATTCTGGGGCTTCGGTAAAATGGTCTATCAAGAACTTCTTTCTGTAATCGCTGATCCTGACTATGGTGATATTACAGACCCTGTAAATGGTCGTGATATTGTTGTAGAGTTCAAGACTAGTGAAGAGACAGGACGTTCTTTCCCGATGACCACGATTCGTGTTAAACCGAATCAAACACCAATGACAGAAAACGCTGATGTGTTGAACACAATCAAAGAAACACAAAAGAACATCACAGACATCTACAGAGAGATGGAATATGATGATCTTCAAAAGGCTCTTGAAGGTTGGTTAAGCCAAGAAGGTGATGACGAAGTAGAAGTCACCGATCCTGCAAAGGAATCTAAACCAGCTGCAGTCGAAGATGTGTCAGCTGCTTTTGACGATCTATTTAATTCATAAAAATAGGAGAAAGTTATGAGCGAGAGACGTGATGTCCTTGCTAGTGAGCTAGCAGATAGTCTAAACTCCAAGATCAAAGGACAAAAAGTTGCTTTTTTCTTGGATGGATCCGATGATACACCGACAGATATTAATGACTTTATATCTACAGGATCATCTTTACTTGACTTGGCAATATCAAACAGACCGAATGGTGGAATAGCAGTGGGAAGAATAACCGAAATTAACGGTTTACAAGCTTCTGGAAAATCATTGCTTGGTGCACATATTCTTGCTGAGACACAGAAAAAAGGTGGTATTGGTATCTATATTGATACAGAAACTTCTGTAAGTAAGGAGTTTTTAGATGCAATTGGTGCTGATACACAGAATATCCTGTATCTTCACATGGAAACTGTTGAAGATATATTCCAAGGCATTGAAGACATTGTGACTAAAGTAAGAGAAACTAACAAAGACAAACATGTAACAATACTTGTTGACAGTCTTGCAGCAGCTTCTACTAAAGTCGAGATGTCGTCTGATTATGATAAAGATGGATGGGCTACTTCAAAAGCTATTATTATCTCTAAAGCTATGAGAAAGATTACACAAATGATAGGTAGACATAAAATTAGTTTGGTGTTTACAAATCAGTTGCGTCAAAAGATGGGTGTTATGTTTGGTGATCCTTACACAACAAGTGGTGGATTGGCATTGCCATTTCATGCTTCAACAAGGATTAGACTTCAAAATATGGGTATGATTAAAGACAAAGATGGTGAAGTTATCGGACATAAATGCCGTGCAAAAATAGTTAAAAATAGAATAGGACCGCCACTAAGGACATCTGATTATGAAATGTATTTCGATAGAGGAATCGATGATGAAGGTGGATGGCTGCAAACTTTAAAAAACTTAAAGATTGCACAAACAGCAGGTGCGTGGTACACTATTGACTATGACGGCAAGCCCATAAAGTTCTTATCAAAAGACTTTAAAGATAAACTTGCAGAAAATGAAGGGCTCAAAGACTATTTGTATGAAAAAATATGTGAAGCTAGCATTCTGACTTATGAAGACAAACGAGGCATTGATGATGTCGAGTTTACAGACGAAGTTGTGGATGGTGACCTTGCGTAAAAGATACAGAGAAATATTATCTGATATAGGAAAACAAGTTTCCACAGAGCAAGGGTTAAACGAACACGTCCTGATAATTGACGGCTTAAACAATTTTATCAGGACGTGGGCCGTCTCACCAGCAACAAATGCAGATGGACAACACATCGGTGGCATTGTTGGATTCTTACAAACAATTGGTTTGGCAATAAGGACAATAATGCCTACAAGAGTTATCATAGCTTTCGACGGAAAAGGTGGATCAGCAAGACGAAAGAAAATTTTCCCAGAGTACAAAGCAGGTAGAAAACCCTTAAAAAGACCGAACAGAGTCGAAGGGTTGACAGATGAAAGTGAAGCTGAGAACATGCGCAGGCAGTTTAGACGCTTAGTTGAGTATCTAGACTGTCTGCCGGTTACAGTAATTACAATGGAAAATATAGAGGCTGATGACACAATAGCATACATTTCAAAACAAGTTTTAAAAAATTCAAAAGTAACAATAATGTCAACTGACAAAGATTTCTATCAAATTATAAATGATAGAATTTCTGTATGGTCACCAACGAAAAAAGTTATTTATGACAGAAAAAGATTAGAAGAAGAATTTGAAATACTGGCAGAAAATTTTGTCTACTACAGAATAATTGATGGTGACAAATCTGATAATATTTCAGGAGTCAGGGGTTTAGGATTAAAGACTATAAGAAAAAAATTCCCACTTTTGGTTGACACGAAGATAGTTAATATTGATGACTTTTTAAATGTTACACAATTAATAGAACACAAAGACATATTGTTACGAAACTACAGACTAATGCAGTTACATAATGTTGATATTCCTGGAAATGCAAAACTTTCTATTGTTGACCAGGTTAGAGAAGGATCTTCAAGACTTGTGAAATATAAGCTTCATAAAATGTTTTTAGAGGACACAATTGACCACGCTATCAGAAATCCTGATGTTTGGCTTCAAACGTGTTTTAACCAATTAGAATTAATACTAAATAATGCCACCAATAAATGACGACTTAACAAAATACGGATCTGTTTTTCAGACTAAGATAATAACATCTCTGTTAACAGACCAACAATTTGCTGTTACTGTTTACGATATGATCCAGCCAGAATTGATGGGAACAGAAGCAAAACAGTGGCTAGTAAAAACAATAAAAGATTATTATTACGAATATAAAGTTACACCAACACTCGCATCACTAAAAGTAAAGATCAATGAAATCACAACAGAATTACTTAAAGATGCAGTTGTAGATGAATTAAGGGAAGTAACAAAAAGCATAGAAGCTACAGACTTAGAATTTGTTAAAAATGAAACAGTAACATTCTGTAGAAATCAAATGCTTAAAACTGCAATTATTAAGTCTGTTGATTTGTTGCAGTTAGGTCAATATGAAGAAATAAAGCGTGTTGTTGATAATGCAATGCGTGCTGGAACACACAGAGATATTGGCTTAGAATATGTAAAGAATTTTGACCAAATATTAGAGGATGTAAATCGTACATGCTGCCCGACAGGATGGGAACCACTTGACTTTATAATGGACGGTGGACTTTCTGGTGGAGAGCTAGGTGTAGTTGTTGCACCTTCTGGTATTGGTAAAAGCTGGTTCTTACAAGCGCTTGCTGTTAATGCACTTAGGGCTGGTAAGAACGTAGTTCACTATACATTGGAATTAAATGAAGCTTACGTTGGTATGAGATTTGCAACAATATTCTCAGGTGTCCCTGTTGCAAATATTAAAGATAATAAAGACGAAGTAAGAGACACAATTAAAAAAGATTGTAAAGGTGAACTAATCATAAAATATTTTCCAACAAGAGGTGCTACTGTTCAGACTATACACACTCATCTAAAAACAATTGAGTTAATGGGACATGAACCAGATTTAATATTAGTTGACTATGCTGACTTATTAAGAGATGTAGGCTCAGCTGATGCAGCTGTAAGGCATCAATTAGGAAATATTTACGAAGATCTTAGGGGATTAAGTGGTGAATTTCAAATACCTGTTTGGACAGCATCACAATCAAACAGATCATCATTAGAAGATGAAGTTATTGGAGCAGAAAAGATCGCGGAGTCTTATGCAAAAATAATGACAGCCGACTTTGTTATGTCACTTTCTAGAAAGATAGAAGACAAGATAGCAAATACAGGTCGTGTTCATGTAATTAAGAACAGGTTTGGTCAAGATGGTATGACTTATCCGTTAACAATGAACACATCAATTGGAAAATTAGATGTATATGACTCAGCATCTTCCAATGGTCAAGCTGAACAAAAAAAGCAAGACAATGGCAATGAGTATACAAGAAAACTATTAGCTCAAAAATATGAAAGCTTCAAACCAGGCGACGAAAAAAAAGAGGAAGAATACAAAAATTTTGAGACAAATTAAGTATATCCCGTTATTTAACTTAGCGGTTAGGAAAGACAATTATACAGATATTAGGAGACGTTTCAATGCAACAGAAATTTAAGTTATCACAAGCATTTATAGACAAATATAAAAGAAAAAAAGCACCATTCGGTTTTAACGGATTAGGTGAGTTGGTTTATATGAGAACTTACTCAAGGTTAAAAGAAAATGGAAAAAATGAAAAATGGTGGGAAACCGTAAGAAGGGTTGTTGAAGGTGCATATACAATGCAAATGAACTGGATAGAATCACATCAGCTAGGATGGAACCCTTGGCGTGCTCAGAAATCTGCACAAGAAATGTTCGATAGAATTTTCAATATGAAATTCTTGCCACCAGGTCGTGGTTTATGGGCAATGGGAACACCAATCACAGAAGAAAGAGGATTATATGCAGCACTGAATAATTGCGCATTCGTGTCTACAGAGACAATTAAAGATGATGGCTCAAAGCCGTTTACTTTTTTAATGGATGCATCAATGTTAGGCGTTGGTGTTGGCTTTGATACAAAAGGTGCAGAACAAATTATGGTTAAAGGACCAACAGGAAAAAGAGATCATGAAGTTTTTGTAATACCTGATACAAGAGAAGGATGGGTTGATTCTGTTGCTGCATTAATTGATTCTTACTTTCACGGCACACCTGCAATTAAATTTGATTATTCTAAAATAAGACCTGCTGGTGTTCCAATCAAAGGTTTTGGAGGACAATCAAGCGGACCCGAACCATTAGAAGAAGTACACGAATCAATAAGAAAAGTACTCGATGGAAATGCAGGTGCACCAATTACAATTACAACAATCGTAGATATAATGAACCTCATCGGCAAATGTGTAGTAGCAGGAAACGTACGTCGCACAGCTGAAATCGTATTCGGTGATCCGTATTCTGACGAGTACATGGACCTAAAGAATTATGAAGTTAATCCTCACAGAGATCAATATGGATGGACTTCTAACAATTCAATATTTGCAGAATTAGGAATGGATTATTCTGAAGCTTGTAAAAGAATTGCATTAAATGGTGAACCAGGATTTGCTTGGTTGGAAAACATGAGAGGATACTCTCGAATGAAAAACGGCAAGGATAATAAAGACCATAGGTCAATGGGAGGTAATCCTTGTTTAGAACAAACACTAGAATCTTATGAATTGTGTTGTCTTGTGGAAACATTTCCGTACAAACACGAATCATTAGAAGATTATAAAAAGACTTTAAAATATGCGTATTTGTACGCAAAGACAGTTACTCTAGGTAAGACACACTGGCCAGAAACAAACAGAGTTATGCTTCGTAACAGAAGGATAGGGTGTTCTGTTAGTGGTGTTGCACAGTTCTTAACTTACAGAGGTGTTGGTGAATTAAGAGAATGGTTAGAGTCAGGGTATGATGAAATACAACGTTTAGATGATGTCTACTCAGACTTTTTAGCTATTCCTAAGTCAATAAAAACAACTTCTGTAAAGCCAAGTGGAACAGTATCACTACTTGCAGGGTCAACACCAGGTGTGCATTATCCGGAGTCAAGGTTTTACATAAGAAGAATGAGGCTATCAAATCAATCAGAGTTGTTAAAGCCCCTTGAAGATGCTGGATATACAGTTGAACCTGCATTCGGTTCTGAAGACTCAACAGTTTGTGTTGAAGTTCCAATTGATGTAGGTGACGGTATAAGAACTGCAAAGGAATTAACAGTATGGGAACAATTTAGTTTGGCTGCTTTTATGCAAAGACATTGGGCAGATAACCAAGTAAGTTGTACAGTTACTTTTGATCCTGATAATGAAACAGAACAATTAGAGCAGTGCTTAAATTACTTCCAATATCAATTAAAGGGAATAAGTTGTTTACCACGATTTGATGCTGGTGCTTATAAACAAATGCCTTATGAAGCAATAGATGAAAAGACTTACAATAAAATGAGTAAGAAATTAAAGAACTTATCTTTTGCAAAAATGAAAGGCGAAGATTCAGAAGCTGAAAAGTTCTGTGATGGAGATGTTTGTATTGTATAAATTCACATGCAAAAAAGCGGACAGGCAGAAGTATTTCTTGGAACACCAAGATATGCTAATGTAGGAATTACGGTTAATTTTTAGAACGGTAATTTGGGGCTGTAGCTCAGTTGGGAGAGCACCGCACTTGCACTGCGGAGGTCGCAGGTTCGATTCCTGTCAGCTCCACTTTAAAAATGTTATTTGGGGTATCGTCTAACGGTAGGACACCTGGTTTTGGTCCAGGCAGTTGAGGTTCGAATCCTTATACCCCAGCAAAATTAATAGGAGTTATAATGAATCACTGGATTATTGTAGATATATTACTTCCAATCATATTCATTCAAGGATGGATTATCTATAAATTGTGGAATAAAGTAAACTGGTGGGAAGAAACTTATCATAAAACAAAAAGAGCACATAAAGATATTGTAGACAGGTATGTATTTAAAAATAATTAAAAAAATATATATTTTGACAAATATAAAGTATATATATTAACAAATGGTTATAAGGAGTAAAAACATGCACGATTGTTATATTGCAAGCGGTTGGTTTAATGAAAATCAAGCACGCGATTTAGAAAACATAAAAACAGCACTTGATGAATTAGGTGTAAACTATTTTTCACCGAAAGATGAAATTGTAGCAAAGCCTGATGCATCACCTGAAGAACAGGAAATGATATTTAAAGGCAATGTTGATGCAATTACAGGCGGTAATTTTGTTGTCTGCAATACACGTGATAAAGATCTTGGAACAATATTTGAGGCAGGCTTTTCTTACGCATCAAATGTTCCAATCATTTATTATGCTGAAGGATTGCAAGGTAACTTTAATCTTATGCTTTCACGTAGTGGAAGAGCTGTTGCAACTAACATTGAAGAATTAAAAGAACACGTTAAAGGAATAATGGAAAATCCAAACTATGAAAAAGAATACGTCGGTTTCGTTGAGTGATTTTGTAGATGATGTCTACATCTTAAAAGCACTTACAAGATATAATAATAAATTTAAAATCATAAGTGAAAGTGTTGCAGAACACTCTTACTTTGTAGCTGTATTAACATTAAAGTTACATGATGATTATGACTTTGATTTAGAAAAAGCGCTTAAGATGTCGTTAATACACGATATTCCAGAACTACATCTTTCTGATGTAACACATGACGTAAAACGCAACTTTCCAAAGTTAGCTAGTGAAGTTGTAAAAGCAGAATACGTTATTATGAAAGAAAGATACCCACAGTGGTATGACACATTCAAACACTTTGAAGACCAAGACTCACCTGAAGCATTAGCTGTAAAGATGGCAGATAATCTTAGTTGTGTACAATATGCAACTGCAGAAATGGAGTTAGGTAACAAAGGTTATATGAAAGAGGTTGCAACAAATGCGGCTAGACGTGTTATGCAGTGTGAACAAGATTTACAAAAATACAGGAGAATAGAAAATGCCAATTAATAATGATTTGCCGGTAGTTAAACTCCCAACTGATTTGGGGTTTAATAAACCGATAAAAACAGAGTTTCATGATCATCTAGATTCTATAAAGACAAAGCTAGTTAGCAGTCCTTCAATAGAAGAATTAAGAAACTATATACCAGACTTCTGCACTGCAACATGGGCAGAACAGCCTTTCAATAAAGGCTCACTATCAGACTATGAAAAAGATAAAATGATTTGGATGCTTTTTAACGGTAAATTACTACCAACAGCATTCGAAACAATAAACTGTACTTTTACAATTGAAGGTGTTGATACACAATTTGTCACACACTTAATCAGACATCGTGCATTTAGTTTTTCAGCACAGTGTACAGGTGACAGATCACAAAGAAATGATGATGCTGTAGTTCCACACGCAATCATAAACTCACCTGAAATGTATGAAAGGTATAAACAGTTAGTTAATGATTCTAAACAGCTTTATGCTGATATGGTTGATACTAAAGAGATCTCTGTTATGGATGCAAGACATATATTACCTAAATGCTTAAGTACATTCTATTGGGCAAGAGGCAATATAAGAGATGTTATGGCTTTTATCAAAACAAGAATTGACAAACAGATTCAGCCAACAGAAGACAATGTTGTTGCTTACTATATGTGGCTAGAATTAGTCAGGGCTTATCCGATGATTGTTGACTGTATTGATATTCATACGCCAGCTAGGTATTACATTTCAACTGCAAGGACAGGAACAGGTACAAATCTTTACTGGCCAGATGAAGATTCTGATGAATTTGAATACAATGAAAATGATTTCTTATATCAATCTACACGTGAAAACTTAAACGGTACTGAAGGTGGAAGAAATACATTTATGGAAATCATAAAAAGCATTGATGAAGAACTAGCATTGTTAAGAGAACAGGCACATGAAAGGTATGACTTCTTACGTGGATAAACTGGAAGAAATATACGAATTACAAAAAAGCTTTACTGAACGGTTTTTTAAAGAAAAACAGAATTTGACTTTAGAAGACGTAAGAAATGATAAAAACCGTTTGGTAAAGTGGAATAAAGAGTACATACTCGCACTGATCGCAGAAGCGACAGAGGTTTTAAATGAAGTCGATTGGAAGATGCACAAACAGATGAATCTTCCAACTGACGCAAGAGAAAGACTACTAGAAGAAAGCATCGATGTGATGAAGTTCTTATTAGGATTAATGATTGTAAATGGATTCAGTTTGGATGATATTTATAGTATGTTCAAGTCCAAATCACAAGTAGTTGAAAAAAGATTATAAAAAGCCTTTACGCATATAGTCTTTTATTGTTAGATTCTAACATAATAAAAATAGGATTAGTATGTCATTAAAAAATATTGCGCCACCAGACAGATTTACTGGTTTGCACTCACACACAACTTTTAGTACATTTGATGCAATCGGCTATCCTTCAGACCATATCGATTTTATAACTAGTGAAGCTCAAGGTGGTGACTCATGGGCAATTACAGATCACGGTAACGGTAACGGTTTAGGCCACGCAAATGCACACTCTAATATTATAAAAAAGTCAGGTAGAGATTATAGACAACTTTACGGTGTTGAATTTTATTTTGTTCCTTCTCTAAAGACTTGGCAGTCACAATACGAAGCGCATCGTGAAGCAGTACAAGCAGAAAAAGATGCTAAGAAAAAAGAAAAGCTACACAATTCACCTGTAATAGTGGATGCTGAAAAAGACATTGAGGCAGGCGGTCACATCGTAGAAGATGAAAACGAAACCAAAGAATCAGCAAAAGGAAAGCCAGCTTGGAAAAGATATTATCATCTAGTTGTAATTGCCAAGAACAGAAAAGGTCTAACAAACTTATTTACACTTGTTAAAAAATCTTACAAATACGGATTTTACAGATTTCCTAGAATTGACTTTGAGATGTTAAAAGAGCACGGTGAAGGTCTAGTTGTTTCGACTGCGTGTGTTGGTGGACTTGCGTCTGGTATAATTTATAATGAGTTTCAGGACAAGACATTTGATCAATTTCATCCTGACTTATTAAATGATTCTTTAAAATATAATACTGTTATGAACAGGCTTACGAATATGACAGACTATTTTGTTGACTGTGTAGGACAGGAAAACTTCTTTTTAGAATTACAGTTTAATAAACTTACAGCACAACAAATGACAAACAGAATGCTGCTCGACTTATCTAAAAAGACAGGCATAAAATTAGTTGCAACTGCAGACTCACATTATCCTACTCCGCATGTTTGGGAAGCTAGAGAGCTTTATAAAAAACTTGGATGGTTTAGTTCAGATCCTGCTAAGATGAAGTTACCAAAAGAAGAAGAACTTAAGTGTCTACTATATCCTAAAAATGCACAACAAATGTGGCAAGAATTTACTGAAAACTATAACGACTATGACTTTTACAAAGGATACGAGACTGATGTTAGAGATGCAATTAATAGGACACATGATATTGCATGGGATTTATGTGAAGACACTTGGATCGACCAATCAGCAAAATTACCTGTTCACGGAACTAATGATAAGCCGGCTTTTAATATACTCGTAGATCTTGTCAAAGAAGGTTTGGTTAGAGAAGGACTAGATAAAAAGCAAGAATATATTGACAGAGCAAAACAAGAATTAGCTGATATTAAAACATTAGGACATGAATCTTATTTTATAACAATGTACCAGATCTTTGAAAAATCATCAAAGAAAACATTGTTAGGTCCTGGTCGTGGTTCAGGTGCTGGAAGTCTTGTAAACTTCTTGTTAGGAATAACACAGTTAGATCCTATCGAATACGGTTTATTATGGGCTAGGTTTTTAGGACCTCACAAAGTTTCTTGGCCAGATATTGATACTGATGCAGGTGATAGAGATGTTATGATTGAGGCATCAAAAGAATTATATGGTGAAGAATCTGTAATACCTGTATCAAACTTTAATACACTTAAATTAAAATCACTATTAAAAGATGTCTGCAAATTTTATAATGTGCCATTCTTAGATGTAAACAAACTTACAGCAGGTTTGCAAGAAGAAGTTATGCCTCATGCTCGCGGTGATAATGAAGAGAAATCAATGTTTATGCTTAAACACGAAGACTGTATGGCATATTCAAAAAGATACAAGACATTTATGGAAAAATATCCAGATGTTGAAAGACAGATTAGTTCTTTATTCTTGCAAAACAGAAGTATTGGAAGACATGCAGGCGGTGTTATCATAGCACCTGAAAAAGATCTGACAAGTTGTATGCCAATAATATCTGTAAGAGGTGAGTTACAAACACCTTGGTCTGAAGGTATGAATGTTAGAAACTTGGAACCAAACGGATTCTTAAAATTTGATTTCTTAGGACTAACACTTTTAAGAGATGTAGAAAGATGTATTGGACGTGTACTGAAAAAGCAAGGAAATCCTGATCCAACATTCTTGGACATAAAAGCTTTCTTTGATAAACATTTGAACTGTAGAAATGTAAAGATGGATGATCAAAAAGTCTGGAAACATGTTTATGAAGATGGCAGATTTACAGCAATATTCCAGTTTACAGCAGACGGTGCAAGACGATTTTGTTTAGAAGCAAAGCCAACAGATATTGAAACACTAGGTGCATTAACTGCTATTTACAGACCTGGTCCTCTAAAGGCAAATGTACATAAGAAATTTGTTCAAGCAAAGAAAGATAAAGACTCTGTTGTTTATGCACACCCTGAAATTAAAAAAGTATTAGAGCCAACATTTAATCATATCGTCTTTCAAGAACAGTTTATGATGTTAGCACAAAACCTTGCAGGATTTACACCAGGTGAATCTGATAAACTTAGAAAAACTCTTGTTAAGATGTCACACGATTCATTAGGAGGTAAGAAGAATGAAAGACAAATTGCAAAAGAAAAGTTTATCAAAGGTGCAAAAGACTTACACGGTATTGATGAAAAAGTAACTCAAGACTTATGGGAAAGAATTGAAGCATTCTCAACATACGGTTTTAACAAATCACATGCAATAGCTTACGCAATTGATTCTTATTATGGTGCTTGGTTGCACACATATCACGAAACAGAATGGTTAGCAACTATACTTGATTCTGAGAATAACAACCCGTCAGGCTTGGCTAAGACAATATCAGAAATAAAATCATACGGATATAGAATTATTGATGCTGATATTAATTACTCAGGAACACAATGGGAATATTCAACAGAAATAAATGCATTTGTTCCACCGCTATCGTCTATTAAAGGTGTTGGTGATGCAGCTATGAATGAAGTAATGGCGCTGAGACCGTTTAATAATATTAAAGAACTGTTATATGACAATGAAGGCAACTGGAGGTGGACAAAGTTTAATAAGTCAGCAATTAAATCTCTTTGTATTGTTGAGGCATTAGGATCTCTTCAAGAGTTTGAAGATGGTATACTGAACAATCATAATCAGCTGCTACACGTTTTAACAGATGACAAGAATTATGATACATTAAGAAAACACAAATCAGGACTTACAAAGACACAAAGAAAAAAGCTTGAAAAACAAGGAGAGTTCCCTACAGATTACATCGACAGTTTGTTTCCAAAGTATTCAGAAATACCTGACTGGACAAGAATGGAAAAGATAGAAAACTATGCGACAATGACATCAACAGTAAAGAATGATCTAGTATTTCCTGATGAAATGATGGAACAAATTAGAATACATAATGTTCCTTGTGCAATGAATATTGCTGAAGGTTCGAGAGGCCAAGGCTGGTTTTCTGTAATTGATAAGACAAAGAAAAAATCTAAAAATAACAGAGTGTTCTGGAGTCTTAAGATAATTGATAATCAAAATAATCAGAAATGGCTAAGAGTTTGGGGTGACTTTAAAGAAGGTAAAGAGCCTGACAAATACACGTTTTGTCTGGCTGATATTCACAACGATCCGAACTGGGGCATGTCAACAAATGCTGCAAAGTTCAAAATAATAAATTTTTAGTAGAGGTAGAAATGTCAGAAAAGGTTCATAAGACAGCGATAGGCGCTATTCCAAAGATAGTAAACAATTTTAAACCGAGATCAGATAATCAAAAGTTATTTGCAAATAAGATTTCAGATTTTAATCATCAATTAATATTGTGTCACGGAATTGCAGGCACAGGTAAGACATATGTGTCAATTTACAAAGCCCTCCAAGATGTATTAAGAAGAGGTACACCGTATAAAAAGTTAATAATAATAAATCCAACAGTTGATGTAGGAAGTGAAGACAGGTTAGGATATTTACCTGGCGAACTAGACAAAAAGATACAACAGTATAATGAATCAACATTTACAATTTTAGATAATATTGTTGGCAAAGCAAGAGCTAAAAAACTTGTAGAAGACGGAAAAGTTGAGATTGGAGTTTTAAACTTTTTAAGAGGTGTAAATTTAGAAGACTGTTATGTTATTTTAGATGAGGCACAAAACGTATCACCAATGCAAGCAAAAACACTAATGACCAGAATATCTGATAACTGTAAAATGATAATACAGGGTGATATGTCACAATGTGACAAATATAAAACTAATGGCGTTACAAACTATGAAAAGAGTGGTTTTTATGACATCTGGTACAGGCTAAAAGATGTTGAAGGTGTTGCACACATGGAGTTTAGCAGAGAAGACTGTGTAAGACATCCACTTGTTAAACGAATTCTTAAAACTTATGAGGATGAACATGAAATTATTTTATAAAAAATCCTTTACTTTTACACGAAAAAGGGCTAGATTCTAATATGGTAAGATTAAAAAATGTAACTCTTGAAGGACCAGACCTTGCAGGTAAAACTACTTTAATGAGTCAAATCCACAAACAAACAAATAACAAATATAATATTATAGATAGATCAACAATGAGTGCTTTGGTCTATTCGACTTTTTATGATAGACCTAACGTTAAGCTGCTAGAAAGACAACTCAGGAATGAACTAAATGATCTTAACAATAGGACAATACTTCTAATACCTGACACTGATGAATTAGGAAGAAGATATAATAAGCGAGGTGATGAGATACAAAAGTGGGCAGACGTTATTTCAATCACAAATATTTACGAAGAAATACTAAAAAAGTTTAATGGATTTTCAACATTAAAAGTTATCAGATCAAGTCAGCCATTAGAAGAAGCACTATCATACCTTCACATGTCAGGTAGAGATATTCCTAATGAAGTTATGCTTAATGCAAAGGCATCTGATGATGAAGCTTTTCCTGTTAAGTTTGAAGTTGAACTTGGTTCAGGATTTATGACACGAATAACTGATGCACTTGACTTTGAATCTGAAAGAGAATATTATACAAAAATATTATCTAAAATGTTAACAACAATAACTAAAGAAAATATTGGTGATAATCCTTATGGCTCACCACAGGATCCTAAAAAAACAAGGCGATATATTTACGCTGATGATACATGTATCGCACTGTTTCACATGATGTACAGAGATGGAGACAGAGATAAAAACGGTCTCATAAATGGCGGTCGATTAAATTTTTATGCAACATTAAGATCATCAGATGTTGTAAACATATTCGAACACGACTATAAATTTTTACAGTATCTTTGTGGTGAATGTGCAAAAGCAATCAAATTAAAAGATTATGAAATACCAGAAGAAACAACACTTTCAGTAACTATACACTCAGCTCATATTGTTTAATGCCAGATTATAAAAATTATTTTATTGATATACTAAAGCGGACAGAGAAAATGTCTACTTGCGCTTCTACTCAAGTTGGAAGTGTAATTGTAAGAGACGGAAGAATTATATCTACAGGTTGGAACGGTGTGCCGGCAGGTAAACAACATTGTGATCACATTTATGAGTGGGGTGCATTACCGCTAAACGGAAAAGATCACCAAGAATGGTCACCGTTAAATGAATTACATGCAGAAGTTAACGCAATAGGCTATGCAGCACAAAGTGGTGTATCAACAAAAGATGCTGTGTTATATACATCGGTTTCACCTTGTATAGACTGTGCAAAATTAATTGTTGCTGCAGGTATAAAAGAAGTCTGGTATATCGATGAGTACAGAATAATAGACGGAATAAAATTTTTAAATGAAAACAAAATAGGTTGTAAAAAACTATGAAAGCAATAAAAGAATCACATAAGTTTCATGAAAGACCAGCTGTACATCCAGTTGACGCATTGGAAAGTGAGTATCCACAAATGACTGCAGAGTTTAAAAAGTTACAAAGGGAACAATACGAATTGTTTTGTAAAAAACAACTAGACTACGGCCCGGGAAATATTTCTGTTGGAACAGATTTAAAAACAGAAGAAGATATAAAATTATCACTCACAGGACTCTGGTTTAGAATGAATGATAAAATACAGAGATTAAAAACTTTACTAATGAGTGATAGAGGATCATTTGTAAAAGATGAGCCTATGGAGGATGCATATATGGATGTGTCAAATTATGGAATTATGGCAACAATTGTTAAAAAAGGAAAGTGGGGTAAGTAATGCCAAGAGGAAGAAAAAAGAAATATGTTAGACCTAGTATCGATTGCACTTGTTTTTATTGTGATGCAAACGTTGAACAACCTTATATTCACATCGTATTAAAAAGACAGGAATACGGAGACAAGAAAGTAACAGCACCTGCTGGGACAGATGTAAAAAATAGAGATTTACCAAACGCAAAAACAAGTTATTATTGTAATACTGATTGCTATAATCAACACATGGAGTCAATTTAGTGGAAAGAATAAGCTGGTCACAAGTACAAATATACACACAGTGCCCATTTAAGTGGAAACTAAACTACATAGATAAGAATAGAAAATTTACAGATTCTATTTACACAGTCTACGGTAAAGCAGTCCACGAAGTTCTGCAGCATTACTTAACTGTGATGTATGAAAAGTCTATTAAGGAAGCTGATGAAATAGATATGCCAAATATGCTAGTTGACAAAGTTAAACACTTTTACGGAGAGGCAGTTGAGAGTGCAGAAGGTGAGCATTTCTCAACACAGTCAGAGTTAACTGAATTTTGTGTACAAGGTGCAAAAGCACTTGACTGGTTTAAGAAAAATAGAGCTAGTTATTTCTCAAAAAAGAACTGGGAATTATTAGGTATTGAAGTTCCAATAGATGATGAGTATAAGGGTGTTGGAATATTAGGTTACATCGACATACTAATGAGAAACACACAGACAGGCAAGATAAAAATTATTGATTTAAAGACATCAACAAGAGGATGGAAAAAAGAAAAAACAGACCCTATGAAAAGAGGTCAGTTGTTGTTCTATAAAAAATTTATTGCTGACAAGTATGGTGTTTCAATCGATATGGTTGATGTAGAATTTATTATAATAAAGAGACTAGTATGGGATAAAGGTGACTGGCCAGTAAAATGGATTCAGAGGTTCGAACCGCCTTCTGCAAATGTATCAATAAACAGAATTTTTAAACAAGTCGACCTATTTATTAATGAATGTTTTAATAAAGACGGAAGTTATAAAACAGATGGTAATTTTGAAAAACTAGGCGTAAACACAAAATGTAAATGGTGTGAGTTTGCTAAATCGCCAGAAATATGTGATAAGGGAAAAGCATGATACCGATAATAAGAATACCGGGCGACTTTATACTAACAGATTATAGAGATGCTCTTTGGAATTTAATAGAAGATACAGTTGATAATGTAAAAGATATTATATTGATGATTTATTGCGATGGGCAAAAAGATATGGTTACAATAGCAAACTATATTAATGAGCATGACAAAAAATTAAGAATAAAAACACTAATAAAGACAACAGAAGCTGCAAAACAAGAAAGAGTATTTTTAGATGTTTCAACAGATAAATTGTCAGATTCAAGATTTCAAATTAAAAATACTTCCGCTGAGGGACTCGTCAAAGCAATGGTATTCTTAAAAGACCACTTTGGCTTCTTAGACAGACAAGACAAATCAATAAAACAAAAAAGAAACGACTCTCCAGACAACGATATATATAAAAAATAGGTTTTTTCACTTCAAACACGATATATATAATAGATTAATATATACTTAAAGGACGTTACAATGAAGAACAACGATTTTTGGAAGTTAACATCAATAAAAGTATTAGTTGAACTATACAAACAATTTAGAGTAGACAGTAAAGTAGAAAATGTCACTCTTCAAAAATTAGTAAATAGATCAATGTACTTATTTTTAAACGATCCAGAGTTTAGAAATACAATACGTGGTGTTAATGAATTAAGCGAAAACTATAAAAAAGGTTATTAAATGTACAAGATAGGAGATATTCGTAACGGATACGAAGTGCTCCCAAAAGAAAAACGTAAACATGTTTTACTTTTATCAGATGATCTGAGAATGACTTCTGGTGTAGGGAATATGTCACGTGAATTTGTTTTGGGAACATGCCATTATTATAACTGGGTTCAGATTGGTGGAGCTATTCAGCATCCAGAAGCCGGCAGTGCGATTGATATGAGTGAAGACATCGCAAAAAGAACAGGAGTTCCCGACGTAAATTTAAAAATACATCCAGTGAATGGCTATGGAGATCCACAGATAGTAAGACAATGTATGAACTACTATCCGTTAAGTGGCATAATGATTTATACTGATCCTAGATTCTGGGGTTGGTTATTCCAAATGGAAAATGAAATAAGACAGATGATACCAATCATGTATTATAATATATGGGACTCGCTTCCTTACCCAATGTGGAATCAAAAATATTATGACTCTGTAGATGCTTTGTTTAATATTTCAAAGCAGACTGTAAACATAGTAAAGAATGTGAGATCATCATATGAAGATTGGCAAGTAACTTATATACCTCACGGAATAAATCAAGATGACTATTTTCCAATTGACAAAACATACGAAAAGTATGATGAATTTTTAAAATTTAAAAAAGATGCTCATCAAGGAAAAGAAAGAGAGTTTGTATTGTTCTACAATGCTAGAAACATAAGAAGAAAACTCGTAGGTGATATTGTGATGGCATACAGAACGTTCTGTGATTCTTTGACAAAAGAAGAGGCAGACAAATGCTTATTATTAATGCATTGTGCGCCTGTAGACGAAAACGGAACAGATCTCCCAGAAGTTTGTAGAAGCTTGGCGCCAAACTACAATGTAGGATTTTCAGGTGGAAAACTTGAACGTGAACAAATGAATTGGTTATACAACGCAGCAGATTGTTCAATACTTATTAGTTCAAACGAAGGTTTCGGACTTATGGGTGCAGAAACATTAATGTGTGGTAGACCCTTAATCGTTAACGTTACTGGTGGCATGCAGGATTATTGTGGATTCAAAAAAGAAGATGGATCATATTTGACTGTCGATGACTATACAACTGAGTGGGGATCTAATCATGATGGACGTTATAAAGACCACGGTGAATGGGTATTTCCTGTTTATCCAACAAGTAGATCTATTTCAGGATCACCTGCTACACCGTACATTTCAGATGATAGACCTGACTGGCAAGACGTTGCTATACAAATTAAAAAAGCATGGTCTGAAAGGGGAACAAAATTAGAAGAAAGAGGAAAAGCTGGACGTAATTTTGTTTTAAATCCTGAGTACGGATTTACAGCAGCTGAAATGAATAGAAGATTCATACAAGACATGGAAGGGACTTGGAAAAACTTTAAACCAAGAAACAGAATAATGATTGATAATGCGACAAAATGGGATGTCCCGAAGTCAAAATGGAACGGACTAACTATGATGAAGGAGATATAATGTACAGACCAAAGGTTTTAGTAACAGCACCTGTTGCAACAAGGTCAGGATATGGTGCAAGATCTAGAGATGTTGTAAGAGCACTTTTAGCACTAGATAGATATGATGTCAAAGTTTTTCCTGTACCTTGGGGAGCGACACCACAGAATGCTTTAGTGATGGATAATCCAGATGACAAAATGATTTATGATGCAATCATCAAAAGTGATGATGAAATGAAAACACAGCCTGATGTACATATTCACATAGTTGTACCAAATGAGTTTCAACCGATTGGAAAATACAACATAGGAATAACAGCTGGTTTAGAAACAACTGTTATACCTCAAGACTGGATAGAAGGATGCAATAGAATGGATCTAGTTCTTGCTAGTTCAAAGTTTAGTGCTGATGTAATGAATCAAACAGTATACAAAAATGATCAAAATCAAGAATTAAGAATACAGAAAAAAGTTGATACACTATTTGAAGGCGCAAATGTCAACTTGTTCAACAGAAAGAAATCAGGTGATGAATATTCAAAGCCTTTAGTTGATGCTTTAGAACAAGTAGAGACGAACTGGAATTTTCTTTTTGTAGGGCACTGGCTCCAAGGAGACTTAGGAAAAGATAGAAAAGATGTAGGAAATCTAATTAGAACATTCTTCACAGCTTTTAGGGGAAATAAAAGCACAGGCCTAATATTAAAGACATCAGGAGCGACACCTTGTATTATGGATAGAGAAGAAATGCTCAGAAAAATAAGAGAAGTAAAAATTACTTCTGGCATACCTGATGCTGATCTTCCAAATGTATATCTATTGCACGCAGATTTGTATGACGAAGAAGTAAATGATTTATACAATCATCCAAAAGTAAAAGCACACATTACATTTACACATGGTGAAGGCTTTGGAAGGCCTCTTTTAGAAGCATCTCTATCAGGAAAACCTGTAATAGCACCTAACTGGAGCGGACATGTTGATTTCTTAAACGATAAGAACGCGATATTACTACCTGGAGGATTGGTTAAAGTTGAAAAGGGAAGTTTGCAAGATAATATTTGGGTTGAAGGACAACAATGGTATCAAGTTGACTACAGAGCTGCGGCACAAAAGATGCTACATGTAAGAAAAAATCTTAAAGTTTACAAAAACAAAGGAATGAAGTTGATGTTATATAATAAATCAAAATTTAGTTTTGATGCAATGGTAAGCAGACTAGGTCAAGTCTTGGATAACAACTTACCAACGTTTACTGAAACTGTTGTTCCTAATATTAATTTACCTAAATTGGAGGCGGTGTAATGGAAGTAATGAGAAATGATATAATAAAAGCCAGTAAATTACATTTTGAGGCTCATATTGAAAAACATAAAGTGAATGTGAATAATCTTTTGAGAAATGTTGTCGGTGTTGCAGAACATCCTGATATTATGGATACAATAGAAAAAGAGTTAGAAATAATTGCTGAGTATGATGATAAGTTAGCAGTTTTAGAAAAATATTTTAAGGAAGACTAATGGCTGAGAGAGTTATAGAATGTAAGCACTGCGGTAGCACAGATCACTGCTTTGAAGAGGTAGGCGAGTACAGTAGTTTTATGTGCTTTCAATGTGGATTTATGAGTGATACCAGATTTAGTGAAGAGCATGACAACAGTGTTGAGAAAGACATGGCAATTGTTATGAATCAAATGAAAATATTCGATGATGAAAGAAAGATCTGGTGGTATCCTTCAGTCGTAAACATGGGTGCACTTGGAATGATCTACCCAGAACCAACAAAAGTAAGTGAGAAAACAGGTAAAGTAAAAGACTGGGTGTGGAAATTTGCAAAAGTTGTCCCTGTTGAAGAAGGTGACACTTATGCAGACGGTTATGATAAAAAGTTAGACGTTGATGGTGCAATGACATTTGAGCAGAATGACTTTATAAGCGCAATTAAGCAGTTAGGTATTACAAAGGATCTGCGCGGTGAAAAGAACTAGCTGGTCAAAAGTAACACCGGGTCAAATACTAGACTTCAATTACAGGGGTAGACTACCTGGCGCTAAACTTAGAAAGCGTCGCTGTCTGATTCTAAATGAAAGACACATGTACAAAAGAAAGCGTGATGGAAGATTAGTAAGATTAGTACATGCATTACAACTCTCAGCAGAACCAACACTTCCAGGTGAGCGTATCATGACAATAAAAGAACAAAGTAAGCTGGTGAGCAGCATGGGAATTATTAGAGAGATAGAAGAAGACACATATGATGTCGTTGTAAGACAGCCGAGACAACAATGGCCAATAGTTCAGAGAGCAATTGATAGAATGCAGTACAAAGTTTACAAAACATTTTCTTGGGGTCTTCTAACAAGGTACGCTGTTTTTGTCGCAGATGATCTTGAGTTCGATAGAATAACAAAGAAAAAAATATTAAACTTTATACCAGAGCCGAGGATAAACGAAGACAATATTTAAAATGAAAATAAGTTACGCGGTTACAACACATAATGAACACAAAGAAATAGCTAGGTTGATACCCTTCTTGCTCAATAATATGGGCATGGAAGATGAATTAGTTATAATTGACGACCACTCAGATTATAAAACTTGGAGAGTTTTTGACACATACATTCACAATGATGCTTACAATATCAAGTTCTTCGAAAGAGCACTGTATAATGATTTTGCAGCTCATAAAAACTTTATGAATGAACAGTGTACAGGAGATTACATTTTTAATATAGATGCTGATGAAATGCCAAGTGAATTCTTAATGAAAAATATTAAAGAATTGATAAAAATGAATCCAGAAATAGAGTTGTATTGGGTGCCAAGAATAAACACAGTTGAAGGTCTTACACAAGAACATGTTCAAAAGTGGAGATGGCGTGTTAACGAAAACGGATGGGTAAACTGGCCAGACCCACAACAAAGAATTTATAAAAATGCAGATCATATTAAATGGACAAAACCTGTCCATGAAAGATTAATAGGTGCTACAAAAGATGCATTTCTGCCGCATGAAGAACAATGGGCAATAACACATAGTAAAAAGATAGAAAAGCAAGAAAAACAAAATGAACACTATGGCAGGATAATGGGAAGATGAAACTTATAAATATATCAGGTAGATCAGGCGTCGGAAAGACAACAATAGCAAAACTTCTTAAACATGTGTTAAACACAACAGATAAAACTGTTCTTCACCTAAGTGGTGATGATCTACACAGATGGGAGAGACATGACAAAAACTGGACAAGATTTACTCATCTGAATCCAGTTGCAAATGATATAAGATCAGGGACAAATCAAATTAAACATCTGGTCGATGGTAACTCAATAGTAAGAGATATTTACAATCACAAAACAGGAAAGTTTATAAGGAAGTGTTTAATAGAACCGCATGACATTATCATCAATGAAGGATTGCATGCACTGTATGATAAAGAAATCTGTGAATTAGCTGATCTAAATATTTTTGTAAACACAGATGATGATTTAACAAGAGACTGGAAGCTTAGCAGAGATGTACAGAGCAGAGGATATAAACGATCACAAGTTCTTAAAACTATAAAAGATAGAGAACATGATGAGAAAAAATACATTCAGCCTCAAATGGAAAATGCAGACGTAATTATAAATTTCAGTAGACAAGAGTACAGCTCAATAGAGATGAAAATATATTCATTATTTCTGTCACCTCCAAAACTAATTGAAGATCTTCAAAAATTTTATGACACACATAAAGAATTTTTAATGACTTGTAGAGCTCTATCTTTTGAATATGATCTAATTCAGGGTGCTGGTGGAAATATGTCTTATAAGTTCGATGACAAAATTATAATAACATCTTCAGGCAGTACAATGTCAGACATAACAATGTTAAACGGATATTCTGTTTGTGATCTAGAAGGAGAAAAATTAGATGATTATTTAGGCAGACCTTCTATGGAAATTAACTTGCACACAACAATAAAAAATCCGATAGTTCTTCACACACATCCAATTTATCTTAATACAATCTTATCTTCAAAAGATGGATATGAAATAATGAAACAGATATTAAATGGAGATGATCACTTTGGATACATAGGGTATACAACTCCTGGAAAAGAACTTGCTAAGGTTCTAAGAAATTTAGAAGACAATGAACACGAAATAGTATTTTTAGAGAATCACGGTCTAGTGTGCAGTGGAGATACTTTTAAACACGTTTTAGACACAAGCTTAGGTATCAATCAGCTGTGTAAAGACTGGTTAATTAGAAATGCAAAGACATTTACAAACTATACAACAATAAAATCAGATAAAAACAATAAGTTTCTGTTTCCTGATGCAGCTGTGTTAAAAGAAGAAAACAAATCGTTAAATAATTATATGCTCCATATACAGAATGAGGTTGGACTAGAGCCAAACTTCTTGACAAAGTATGAAGTTGAGAAATTAAAAAATATGGAAGAAGAAAAATACAGAAGGAGTGTTGTATGAAAGTATTGATACCGATGGCAGGTAGAGGTGATAGGTTTGTTGATAAAGGTTACAAAGATCCAAAGCCGCTAATAAAAGTTAACGGCAAAATGATTATAGAATACATACTAGAAATGTTTGGTGATACAGATGACATTACTTTTATATGTAATGATGATCATCTGAGATACACAAAAATGGAAGAGATCTTAAAAGAACTATCTCCAAAGTCAAGTGTGGTTTCTCTGCCTAATCATAAAAAAGGACCTATCTACACTGTTATGCCATTTTTAGATATTGTTGATGATAAAGAAGAAGTGATTGTTTGTTATTGTGATAACCCACTTAGATGGGACAAGTATGACTTTTTTAAGCATGTAAACGATAATGATCTTGATGGATGTATATTGACACACACAGGCTTACATCCACACACATTAAATTCAACAAAGATGGCATTCTTAAAAACAGATGGAATCTTAATGGAAGAGATTAAGGAAAAAGAATGTTATACAGATGATCCAATGAGTGAACACGCATCTACAGGTGTTTATTACTTTAAGACAGGGAAGATAATGAAAGACTGTTTTAAAGAGACAATAGACAGAGACATTAATTATGGAGGGGAATATTATGTCACTCTTGCTTATAATTTATTAGTTGAAAAAGGAATGAGAGTAGGATACTATGACACAGACTTTGTGACAGTTTTTGGAACACCTGCAGAAGTTGAAAGCTTTGAAGCTTGGGTTACGATACTTAAGTCTGGTCAAGTTAAAGACGCAGTTGATGCTGCAAACTGTTATGAATATTGGAAAAAATATCATGAAGATTCACAATAAAAATAATCCAGGTAAACAAAAGGCATATGTTGATATTGATGAGACAATATGTTTTTATAATAATGAAAGAATCTATGAACTTGCAATTCCAAGCTATACGAATATAAAAAAGATAAATAAGCTGTATGATGAAGGATGGGAAATAACATACTATACAGCAAGGGGATCTTTATCAGGTGAAGATTATTATAAGCTTACAGAAGAACAACTTAATGAATGGAAATGCAAATATCATCATTTAAGTGTTGGTGAGAAACCACTTTTTGATTTAATCGTAGATGACAGAGCAAAGAGGATAGAAGAATTATGATTTATATATCACACAGAGGAAATATAGACCATGTTGATAAAACGCAAGAAAATAAAAAATATTATATTCAAGAGGCAATTGACTTGGGCTATGATGTAGAAATTGATGTAAGAAAGAAACGTAACGGATCACTATGGCTAGGTCACGATGAATGTGAGAATCCTGTTGAATTAGAGTGGTTGTTGGAAAGAAAAGATAACCTGTGGATACACGCAAAAAATTACAGAGCACTTTCAGGACTCATTGATGAAGGTCTAAGGGTATTCTATCATTTGGCAGAAGCACATACAGTTATAGGAAACACAAAAATTATATGGTCACATAACTTAGTTGAAGCAGATGAAAAATCAATAATACCTCTTATCGATGAAGAACTGCTCAACTTTTATGATGGTACAAAAGAGTATTATGGGATCTGTTCAGACTTCGTAAGACAGGCAAAGGAAAAATTAAATTGAAAAAAATAAAAGTTTATATAATAACATACAAAAGAAACAAAGCACTTAATGAGCTGTTAGAAAATATATTTAGCAGTAATATTTCTGGATGTGATTTAGAGGTCAATATTATAAACAATCACTCTGAATTTTTAATGAAAGATAAGTTTAAGAGGCAAGGACAAACTCAAGTTAGAGTTCACCATAATGAGTGTAGAGTTGATTGGTCAAACGGAAATCTTGCAGCTGATTATAATTTTGCTCTGATAGATGGCTTTAGAGACTTAGAAAACCCTGACTGTGACTATGTAATAACACTTCAGAATGATGCTGTTTTAAATAAAAACTGGTGTGAATGTATGCTAAATCAGTTTAAAAAATATGATTTTATAGTAGGGTATCTGGGTGACAATATTGTTGGTTACACACCAGAGATAGTAAAGTCTGTTGGATTATGGGATGAAAACTTTGGTGGCGTCGCAAACAAATGTGCTGATTACTATTTCAGAGGTTTGCTATATCACGATAAAGAAAAGATACAGATAAATGACATACTACACAGGCGACTTGTAAATTACGATCATGAGCTAGAATTAGATGTTATCAATGACAGAGGTTTTATAATTAACGAACAAAATACTTCCAGACTACCAGATGATGAAGAACATAAAAAGATAAGAGAAGAAGAAAATCCTTACAGAGCACAACAAACACATTATTTTTTATGGAAGTGGCAAGGCACAAGGCCAGACATTGAAAGAAAAGGCAACTGGAATGAGCATGGTTATTTATTAAACTGGCCGCAAGATATAAAAGAAAATAATCCAACAGCACCAAAACAAATTCAGTTTGTAAAATATCCTTATTTTGAAAAAGGTGTAACTGATATACAAAACAAAGGTTACATTACAGACGGAAAACTAGTTTCAAAACACAACACAGAATACACAATAAAAGAAATAAAAGGTATAAAATAATGAAGGTAAGTTTAAATTACAACATACCTGAACCTGAAAAAATAGATGGAGGAAGGTTTGGACTGAATGAAGAGATAATGAAATATCTAATGAATAATTGTACGATCGACAGAAAATACAACCAATACCTAAAAGATAAATCAGTAGTAATAGTCGGACCTGCTGCCTATATGTTAGAAAAAGAGCAAGGTGATTTTATTGAATCTTTTGATGTCGTTGTAAGGCTGAACAGAGGATGGAAGGTAAAAGATGAACACAAAAAGAACCTTGGTGAAAGAACAGACATAAGGTACCATTGCGGAATGGAACATGAAAACAACGGTGGAGCTTGGGAAATAGAAAATATGATAAGTCAAGGTGTTAAATGGGCAACGATAGGTTTTCCAAGGTACTTAGACTATTTTCATAATGATATTTTAAAGTTTGAAGATTTAAACAAACAACATAATATGAATTTTCATGTTTTCTCTGATTTAGAGTTATATTTATCTTTGCACCATTATTTAGGTACAAGGATGTCTATTGGCACAATATCATTTGCTGACCTTGCATTATATGATTTTAAAAGACTTCATATAAGCGGAATAACTTTTTTAGACGGTGGTTATTTTAAAAGTTATAAACAGTCAAAAGAATTCGATGGTCCTGATGCAGCATTCTTAGAGTCTGAAATATGGAAGAAACATACAGATGTTGGTGGTCACGCGATGATACCACAAAGAAAACTTTTAAAACTTTTAAGTGACATTGACGATAGAATCACAATGGATGATGAAGTAAAACATGTTATTAATAAGGAGCAATAACAATGAAAGCAAGTAATATAGTAGACTTTGAAAACTGCTTAGAAACTTTTTATGATTCACTAAAGACAGATGAATGGAAAAAATTTCAAGATGATTTTGACAGATCTGAAAACATATTTTTTATAGCAAACGGTGGTGGTCACGCTGTCGCAACTCATGCAAATTCTGACGTGTCCAGGCTTACAGATAAGAAGTGTTATTCTTTAGACAATGCAAGCTATTTAACATCAATAGCAAATGACTATGGATGGAACAACTTATTTATAACTTTTATAGAAGATTATGCTGTAAAAAGAAGTAATTCAATGGTAATAGGTTTTTCTGGATCAGGTAGTTCAAAAAATGTTATTAGTGCATTGACATACGCATCAGATGAATATGACTTTAAAACAGCATTTTTAACAGGTCAGCCCTCAAATATGATTCCTGACTATATTAACGAAGTCTGTTGGTACAATAAATACTTTCACGTCCACGAAATATTGTGTATGTTATCTTTCTATCAGCTAATACACGGTGGAGGCGATCATTGCCCGACAATCAAAGATGAGCTAATTCGTAAAGGACATTCTGAAATGTACAGAGCAAAAAAGTATAAAGAGATAAAATGAAGCTAAGCTTTAAAGGAAAGGTTATATTAGTTACAGGTTCTTCGAGAGGAATCGGTAAACAAATCTATGAAGACTTTAAGAGTCTTGGTGGAGAAGTTATAGGAATATCATCAAAAGACTGCGACTTTTCAAATCCTGAAGAAGTGCAAAATCGTTTTTCACAAAGAACACTAGGTATAGACTGGAATAAAATAGATGTGTTAGTCAATAATGCAGGAATCAATAAGATTGAAACATTTGAAAACATACCGTATGAAGACTATACAGATATTATGAACGTAAATCTACATGCTCCGTTTTTAATCTCACAAGAAATAAGCAAAATAATGAAGAAGAATAAATACGGAAGAATTGTTAATATTTCATCAATATGGGGAACAAAAACAAGAGAAAGAAGAACAGCATACACAACATCAAAATATGCAATTAATGGCTTGACCAAGACAATGTCAGTAGAGCTTGCAAGATATAATGTTTTAGTTAACACAGTGTCACCCGGATTTACAATGACAGAGATGACAGAAAAGATACTAACAAAAGGTGAAAAAGCAGCACTCATATCACAAGTACCAGTGAGAAGATTTGCAACTGTAAGTGACATATCAAAAGCAGTTATGTTTTTAGCAAGTGATCTTAACACTTACATAACAGGACAAGATCTAAAAGTTGATGGAGGATTTACAAATGTCTAATATGAAAATAAAATCTTCATTAAGGGATTATGAAGTAATATATATTAAAAAGCTTATTGATGTAGGTGAAAAGTTTGCAAGTTATACAGAAAAAGATGTTATAATTGTAGACAAAAAAGTAAAAGAAATGTGGTCTTCTCTATTCTTTGAAGTTACAGCACAAATAATAGAGATTGATGCAACTGAAAAAACAAAAAGTTATTATAAAATAGGTGATGTAATTGAACAGCTTATTAAAAACGAATTTAAAAAGACAGGCAGGATTGTTGCAGTCGGAGGCGGTATAACACAGGATATTTGTGGATTCATCTCTTCTATTATGTTTAGAGGAGTTAGCTGGGACTTCTTTCCTACAACACTATTAGCACAAGGTGATAGTTGCATAGGAGGAAAGACATCTGTTAATTTTGGCAATTATAAAAATCAGTTAGGAAACTTTAATCCACCAGAAAAGATAATGATATACTCAAACTTCTCAGAAACACTGACAGACAGTGATATAATGTCAGGTATCGGAGAGATGCTACACTTTTATATTTGTCAGAGTGAAGAAGACTTTGAAAGATTTGTTTCTGAGTGGACAGAAGAAGGAACATATGCAATACCTGCATTAATTGAAAGGTGTCTAGAGATTAAAAAAGGATTTATAGAAAGAGATGAATTTGACAAAGGTGAAAGACTGGTTTTAAATTATGGGCATACATTCGGACATGCAATTGAAGCAATAACAGACAATGAAATACCACACGGAATAGCAGTATCAATGGGTATGGACATCGCAAACTTTATCTCTTGGAAAAAAGAATATATTACAGAACAGAAATACACAGAGATGAATAAGTTTATAACAACAATCTGGAAAGGCGTAAAGTATCCTGAAATACTGAGCAATATCGATAAATTTATTGATAGATTAAAAAAAGATAAGAAGAACATAAATGAAAATATAATGTGTGTTCTTACAGAAGGGCCAGGTGCAATGTTTTTAGAACAGATTACACCTGAAGAAATGAACGGTTATATTTGGGAATATTATTCATGAAAATAATTGCTGAGATCCCTGCACGAGCAGGAAGCAAAAGAGTAAAAAATAAAAATATGAGATCGCTAAACGGCAGACCGATGATAAGTTACGCAATCGAAGCTGCAAAGAGATCTAGACTATTGTCTGAAGTCTATGTAAACTCTGACTCCAATGAGATAGGAAATTATGCTGAGAGTTTAGGAGTAAAATTTTATAACAGACCTGAAGAACTAGCTGGTGACTTCACAACTTCAGATGAGTACAATTATGATTTTATAAATGCAGTTAAACCTGACATTCTTGTCCAAGTAAACCCTGTTTGTCCTCTCATAGGCAGCGATGATATTGATGATATAATAGCATATTTTATAGATAAAAATGCTGATTCACTTGTGACAATCAAAGAAGAAAGACTTCAGGCATTTCACAAAGGTAAACCAATTAATTTTGATATAAATAAAAAATTACCAAGAACACAAGACATAGAACCAATTCAAGTGTGCTCTTGGCCTGTATGTATTTGGAAGGCAGAGACATTCAAGAAAGCATTTGAAAAAGAAGGTCATGCTGTTTTCTCAGGAAACTTAGAACTGTATCCTGTTTCACAATTAAAGTCAGTAAAAGTTAGTTACGAAGAAGATTTTATTTTGGCAGAGACACTATTAAAAAGAGGACTTTGATGAACGAAAAAGATCTAATCATATTTGCAGCACATTTAGATGATGTAGAACTTGCTTTCTGGGGTTTTATATCAAAGCATTATGATGAATACGATAAAATAAAAGTTATAGTTGCGACAGACCACGAACCAAAAAGAGAAGTTTGGCAAGAGAATCTTGACAGCATGAATAATTATATTTCTTGCACAACAGTTCCACGCAGGTCAAGTGTTATGGAGTACATAAATTTAGGTTATGCTGCAAGAAAAGGAATGACAGATTTTGATAATATAAAAAATGACTTTTATAAATTAATAGACTTCGAAAGAAAGTTTGACATTTTGACACACGATGATAAAGATTGTCACACTGATCATTTTGTTTTAAATAAGATTGCGATGGGGATGTATAAGTACACGAATAGATTTGTGACTGTTTATTCTCCAAGCTCTACACACTTTGATGCAAATTATTGGATACCACTTGATGAAGAGCAGTGGCAACTAAAGAAAGAGATGTGTGCAAAATATGATATTGGGAAAGAACAATCTTACTCCAAGATGGGATATTATCTTGATAGTGAAGAGCACTGGAACATAGGAAAATCATATCAGATGGAGAATTTTGTACACACAGACAACAAATATTATGAAGTATATAGGATAATAAAATGGCTTTAATCGATATATCAGAACAAAAAGGTGACATTGATAGATCACACGGAATAGTAGAATCACTAAAAATAATTAAAGATCAGTGGAAAATTGACATGTCAGAAATGAATGCTCTAGACATGTTTGCAGGTGATGGAACTTGGTGCACAAATAATATAAAAGAAGAAGTTGCATCAATGACATGTTGCGATATAGATCCTAATAAATTGGCAAAGATAGAAGGTGTAAAAAGAGTTTCTGGAGACATATTTGATTGCTTAGACCACATAAACTTTCAGAAGTTTGATTTAATACATATAGATAATCCTTCTTCTATCTGGAAGACAAACGTTGACGACGGCTATGCAGTAGAATATTTTAGACTTCTAAATTATGTGCCAAGACTATTTGAAGAAAAGTGTATAGTAATACACAATTTAAATACTGCGCCGTACGGTGAATATACAGAAGACAGTTTATGGGCACAAGAGAGAAGAGAATTTTATGGTGTAGAACAATCTGGATTATTAAATGTAAACGATCTTGTTGAATTTCACAAACAATATTACGCAAACTTTCATAAAATAGAAGTAGGTAATATAACAGTTGTACCCAGGGAAATGTATGAAGGAATTATCTACTGGTGGAATATTATTTATGAGTTGAAGAAATGAGAGTAGCAATACATCAACCAGAATTCGCTCCGTGGCTAGGGTATTTTCACAAAATGCACAGTGCAGATGTCTATGTTTTTTTAGACAATGTTCAGTTTAAGAAACGGTACTTTGAAAACAGAAATTATTTAAGAGACTCAGACAAAGATGAAAAAGTTTGGTTAACAATTCCAGTTGATACAAAGGGGAAATATGAACAGTCAATTAGTGATGTAATGATTAAAAATGACAGTGACTGGATAACGAAAGCTAAAAATAAAGTTACTCACTTGTATGGTGACAATGATGTTACACGTAAGTTTAATTCACTCTTCAATGACAAAGACAGTTTAATGCAATTAAATTTAAGATTAATAAACTTCTTTAGACAATCTTTTGGAATAAAAACAAAAGTAACATTTCAATCTAGCCTCAATATAGAAAGCAAAGGCAGCGATTTAATATTTGATATATGTGAAATGCTTAATGCAGACACTTATGTATGTGGTAAGTCAGGTGCAGATTATTTAGACTTAGAAAAATTTAAAAATGCCGAGATAGATATAGAGTGGCAAAACTTTACAGAACCAGACTATTTTGGATTAGTCCGCGGCGGCGAAACAAAGCTAACAAATTTATCATCATTAGATTTTGTACAATTATACGGATTAGATTGTGAATTAGAATTTAAGGATATTATATGTCAATAGATAAAATAGATTATTGTTTTACAGAAATGGGGCTTGAAGGTAAAATGCCCAAAGACTATCCAAACATGAGAGTTTTAGAATCTCAAATGATGGCATGGGACTGTCACCATATTCCGTTGCCAAAAGTATTGCAAGAAGACAAGAAATATGAAGGAAATGCTGTAGTAGTTTTACCAAAAGGTGATATGGAAAAAGAGATAATTTCTTGGCTCGTCCAGAATCATTTCAATACAATAAAAGAATTAAAAGAAAAAGTAACAGGTGAAGTGTGGTTCTATCAAGACGGAGAAGCAGGTTATTGGAATCAACACATAGTGACACTACAGATTTGGTGGTACAATAACGTTGCTAGCTGTGATAAAATAATATGTCCTAATGAAACAGACATTAAGTATTACAAAGGTATGTTTAAAAGCAAACCAGTATCTGTAATGAGAAGTATAATGGCATACGTTCCTGAAGGAATGGATGAAAGTGAAATTAAGACAATAATATCTGGGCCTGCTACAAGAGAATATAATGCATTCGATCAAATACTAATAGCAAAGCACTTTAAGGCACCGATATGGATACCTCCAATGGGACAAGACAGAATGCCAAAAGACTCATGGGATACTGCTGCTTCATTAGATGTTAATTACTTACAGTACATGGACTGGAAAACTTGGATGCAGCAATTATCAACTTATAGCTATGCAGTAAACATGCCAGGTGTCACATGTGCAGCTAGTTTTAGTTTAAACTGCGCGTGGTGGGGAATACCCTGTGTTGGAAACTCACATGCAGACACTCAAAGACTTTGTTATCCTGAGACGTCTGTAGAATATAACGACATAGAAGGTGCAATAAAGATTGCAGACAAGCTTGTTGAAGATAAAGAGTTTTACAACAAAGTTTCAAAAGATGCAAAGAGAATTGCAAGAGAAGAATTTACAAAACAAAAATTTTTAGAATTAGTAGGGAGATAAAATGAAAGTATTAACTACAGGCGCGCCAAGATCTGGTACAAGCATGCTAAATTTATTAATGACATATTTTAGAGATCTGGATGTTTTTACAAATGGCACACCACCTAAGCTTTGGGATCAATGTGATTTGTTTACAACACAGCAGCGACCAGATGGCTTACTATGGAATGATTTTATAAGTCCAAAGAAGCATATAAAAGATTTTGCAGATGATGGTGTAAAGGTGGTCTATATTTACAGAGACGGAAGAGACTGCTTAATATCAAAAAGAAAAGGATACGGAGACAATTACTGGTATGGACCTGAGATAGGTGAAGTAAACAAATGGATTAAATCATCAGAAGTAATGCTCGATGTTATTAGAGACGGATACGAAAACATTCATGTTGTAAAATATGAAGATTTAGTTGAAGATCATGTAAATGAGATCAAGAAAATAGAAGACTTTTTAGGTTTAGAAATAGATAAGAATTATACAAAATTTCATGAAGACTTTAAAAATACTCGTAGTATGTCTTATGAAGGTGCAATAGGAACAGAGTATGAAGGTCTACGACCGCTAATGCCAAACTCAGGCAATTGGAAAAAAGAAAAGCACAAAGAAAGAATGTTAGAAATACTTGCTCACTATGGTGATGAGTTAGAAGACATGCTAATAAAATTAGGTTATGAAGAAAATAACGATTGGGTAAATGAGATCATAGATCCAATCACATTTGTAATACCTAGCAGGAACAATCTCGATCTACTAAAACTTGCACACAAATCGATTAGAGAATTAAAAGGAAATCATCACATTTTAGTTTTAAATGATGCAAGTGAAGATGGAACAGCTGAATGGCTGTCAGACAATGAAGATAATAACTTACATGTCTACACAAACCCAGGACCTGAAAGAGTTGGCATAGTTGGAATGTTTGATAAAGGTATTGAGATTGCGAAGACAGACATTATAATGGCATTTCATGCAGACATGGTAGCTGGAAAAGGATTGGACATTGCATTGCTTAAGCACTTAAAGCCTGGAAAAGTTGTTTGTGCAACAAGGGTCGAACCTTCACTGCACCCTCCAGGTCCTGAAAAAGTTATTGAAGATTTTGGATTAATGCCAGATGAATTTGATTACAGCAAGTGGAGAGAGTACAAACTTGATACAACAAACATAATCACAAACGGCATCTTTGCACCCTGGTGTATGTTTAAAAAAGACTTCTTAGATATTGGTGGACATGATGAATTATTTGCACCACAATCGAGAGAAGACTCTGATCTTTTTAATAGATTTTTGTTAAACGGTTATGAACTGTTACAAACATGGGAAGGCTTTGTTTATCACTTCACAAGCAGAGGCAGTAGATTTAACAAATATTCTGGAGGTGATGTTGGAAAAGACTCACCCGAATGGCAGGACACAAATGCAAAAAATGTTAGAAACTTTATACGTAAATGGAAGACAGGTGTACAGCATGATCCCTATATGCTTCCGATAGTTGATCCAATTTACAATGTTGGCTTTGTTGTAGAAAACTGTGATATAAATACACTTTCAATACTCGAACCCTGGTGTCATGATATTTACGGTGACTGGGTAGGTCATAAGGGATCTGGAGTGAATAAATACATAGATCAAGAACAACCAAGAACTACTCACAATTTAAGCTCGAAGATCCATGCAGACGCGATTGAACCAAAGAATGATGTGATAGTCAAGTTTGATGCTCAAAATATAACGACAGAAGATTTTTCATGTCTTCAAAAGCTAGGCGCAATATTAGAAGACAGCGGTCAAATAGGAGAGATGAAGTTAGGAAATCTTCACTTTAATATTAAAAAATTAGAACAGATACAGCATAAGAACATACAGGCTTGATATTTAATAACATAAGGAGAAAAACAATGAAAAAATGTGAATGTGAAAACTGCAGTTGCGGTTGCGGCTGTTGCTAATAAATTAGGAGAATTGTTATGGCTAAAAAGCCAGCGTCGTTTGAATATAATGCGACACTTGTTAAAGTTTTAGATGGAGACACTATAGATTGTTATATCGATTTAGGTTTCGATCTTAAAATCAAAAAAAGAGTTCGTTACATGGGAATTGACACATGGGAATCACGGACTAGAGATAAGGAAGAAAAAGTCAAAGGCCTTGCAGCAAAAGCTAGAAATAAAGAGCTTCTAGAGTCAGGTGTATTTAAACTCATATCATTTGGAACAGGCAAATTTGGACGTGTTCTTGGTGAAGTTTTTGTGAGTCCTGATGCTGTTGGCGGTGTCATACCAGAAGGAGTTGACAGAAGCAAAGAAGGGTTAGTAAGCATTAATGATATATTGATTGCGGAAGGTCACGCTTACGATTACCACGGTGGAAAGAAGAAAGACTTTGAAGCTGAGATGGCTAAAGAAAAAGCAGCTAAAAAAGAAGACCTAGTTGACAAGCCTGCAGAGGAGGAAGCAGCAAAGGAATAGTAATTGAGTGAGTTACAAGAAGCTATCTTGAGGGAAAGAACAATAGAACTTATTTCCCGAAACAATAGCAAACCACATATCATAAGACGTGTACTTAAGCGATTTCAAAAATGTATAAAAAAATAAAAAAAGTCCTTTTATTTGAAGCGAGAAAGTATTAGATTCTAATATGATAACATATTATATTAAGTTACCAGATGATACGAATGAAGAGTTAAAGTATGATGCAAATATACTCGGAACAGAAAGCTTTGGTACATTCTACGCAGAGCGTGGTATGAGATCTCTTCATACAATACTAAACAAGCACCCAGAAATGTTACAATCTACGAGAATTGTCACAGACAGTGGCATCGATTTCACAATAACAGAGTTTATGGACAGACTTGACAAGCTCAAGCTTCTGTTTAATTAGGAGAAAAATAATGAAGATTGACATAAACAATATTGAAGACTTTGAAGATGAAGGTATGATTCGTGAAAAGAAACGTAAATTTAGAACAAGTGGTAAGAAAAAGAATTACAAGCAATTTAAACAACTAAAGGAGTCAAAGAAAAATGGGTTTAAACATCCTAAAAAACGTAGGCGTTAGTCTATTATTAATATTAGCAATCGGTTGTGAGTTACCAACAGAAGGCAAAGAAGTTGGTGATCTTCATGGGACAGCTTTTGTTGCTGTTGAATACATACCTGAATTACAACTAAGCGAATCTTCGTGGCAGACTCTCTACACTATGGGTGGAGAAATGTGGAGTGATGAGTATGATGTCACTTACACTAGGATCGAATGGGAGTCTGACATGTATTGGAAGGTACATGATGCAAACGGCTATTTTAAGTTAGACTGTAGAGGATGCTCATTTGGAACTTGGTATGACACTGATGGCAGCACTCAAAGAGAACGCCTTGATGAACATACTATGGCTCCTGTTACGAATCAAGTTTCTTTAGTTAGAAGTGATGGTACATTTAATAATGTACTAGCACCAGTACAATCAATGGACGGAAAACACATGTGGCTGTGGTGGTCAACAGGTGGGTCTGTGATAGACTCAATGGCAATATATTTAAATTAGGATAAGAAAATGGCAAGAGCAAAGATATTTACTCAAGGAGGAAAAGCCCAGAAGGCGAGAAAGAAGACTCGGCAAGGGCTTGGAAGAGGCACAAAATTTAGCACAAGAATTGGAAGCAAACGTTTCAAAAGAAAAAAATATAGAGGACAGGGAAAATGATCTATTATTTAGTCGAAAAGCGTACAGATAATATTGTTGATAAGATAGACTCAGTAACACCTGGACCTGTCAAAGACTATTTCATCGGCAGAAAGCAAATGAAAGAAAACGAAAAAGGCTTTGACGGAATCTGGAAAGTGATGTCACAAGAAGAGTATGACAAAGAGTTTAAGAACAATCTATATGGTAGACAGATGGGAAAAAGAAAATATGAGTGGTGGAAAGATGAACCCAAAGGGCCCGATGATGAGTTCGATTATTAACGTAACATAATTGTACACATAAACAAATTGTTACAGTCACATTGTAACACATTTAAACAGCTCCTTCTTGGAGCTGTTTTAGTATACAGAGCACTAAAAATAAAGTTCAACAATAACAACACTTAAAAAGTTTTTAAAAAAAAGTTTCCAAAACTGAAGGGTTTGGCATAGTTTTTTCTCTATATTATATAAGAAGAACAATTAACAACCCCAAAAGGAGCATTATAATGCTAAAAAACTTAATTAAGAAACTTTTAAAGCTTTTAAAAAGTGAAAGAGGTAACTCACTTGCTGAATTTGCAGTAACAACTGCAATGATGGCAACTCTAGCAACTACAGCTGCACCAAGATTTGCAAGCATTGGTGAATCTGCTAAAGAGAAAAAGACTATGGCAAACATAGATAGAATCATAGCAGCTGCTAACAATCATTATATGGAATCATTAGAACAAGAAGGTCGTGGTAGATTTCCAGGACAAATAAAATATAATGTTCCTGTAGGTGGAGTTGGTTTAGGAGAAGGGCAACTAACTGTAGATGCTTTAGAAACATTTCAAGATAATATTTTACCAGGTCTAACATCTGCTGACGATGATTTAGGTTCATACTTTGTATATGCTTTTGCTCTATCAGCTGATGACCAAGATGCTGTAGAACAAGGAATATTAGTATCAGGAGCCAATGCTGGTTTTGATGGTGATGCTCCCTTTGTAGCTGATGAACTTAGATTTCAGTTCTCTCGTGCTCTTGTAGATTCACCTTATCAAGATGGAGCATATATCCTATTAGTGATACCTGGTAGTGGAACAGGAACACTTGCAGAACCACCAGCATTAGTTGTAGCTGATATGGAGAACCCTGCAAAACTACATAAAATTTTAGTACCGTAACTTAAAACTTCATAACATGAAAGGGAAAAATAATGAAGAACAATAAAAACGGATTTACGTTAATCGAGTTGATAATGGTTATGATAATATTGGGAGTATTATCCGCTGTTGCAATTCCAAGATACTTAGAAACTATCTCAAATGCAGAAGAAGCTGCTGAAGATGCTGTTATAAGTAACATTGGAGTTGCTTTAGAAAACTACGCTATTCACAAATTAGTGAAGGGTGGTAGAGGAATATGGCCAGATAATCCTTTTGATGCTCTAAAAGAAAAACCACAATCATACACTAATGATGGCACAAATGCTGATTCTGATAACGAATGGACATTCGTTGTAGGAACACCCTCTTATATCACTCACCAAAGAGCTGATAATAGCAGATTTAAGTGGGAATATGATGCAGGCATAAACACAGGAACCGATGCAGATACTACTGGATTTTTAGGCAGTAGAGAAAGCTTGGTAAGTGAATAAGAACGGATTTACAATGATTGAGTTGATTATGGTAATGATTATCATAGGAATACTTGCCGCAGTATCAATACCGAGATTTACTAATATCGTTAGACAATCTGAAGCAGCTTCTGAACAAGGGGTTTTAATAAATTTAGTAGCTGCTTTAGATACTTATAGTCAGGAACGGTTTATTGAAGACGGCGTATTGAGTTGGCCAGCGAATCCATTTGATGCATTAAATAAACAGCCTCAATCATACGACAAATCACAGACAACTCTTATGCAAGATATGAACGATAGCGATTGGATATTTACAGGTCAAGCAAGCAATGACTATAAAAATTCAATTGTTCACAGAAGGAAAGAAGATAGTCTAGCAGTATGGACTTATAACCCAAGTAACGGTGAGATTGGTTATTCTAATCCACCATACCAGCCGAATCAAGTTGTATATAGACCTGATTTGCAAGGACAATAAAAATGATAAAGAAACTACTAAAAGAGAAAATGAATGAAGGTTTTTCGTTGGTAGAATTAGTAATGGTTATGGTTATCTTAGGAATATTATCCGCTGTTGCAATTCCTAAGATGACCTCTGTACTTAATTCAGCGGCTGAAAGTGCAGAGAAAGCTATGGTTGACCAAATGTGGGCAGGATGTGAATCTTATGCTGGTGATAAATTAATCACAGACGGTGTAGAAACTTGGCCATACAATCCACTAACAACATTTGGCAGAACTCGGAACACTATTATAACATTAGACCTTGGTGTTCCTGATGAACAAGGCGAATGGCAATTTAGTTTAATAGATGCTGGAGAACCAGCTGTATTTCACATGAGAAAAGACTATGAGATATATTATTACACTTATGATAGTCTTCAGTTTGAGCTTGCTGAAGAGCCAGTCAGATACATTTCACAATAAAGACATAACAAGAACATCTGAATTTAAGAGGGATGTTGCCTACGGACAAGACTGTGATGATACAGAATATAGAAATTCTAATGGCACACCTAATTGGAAAAATTATGGACAATGGTTAAGTGAATGTGATTCAATTCAAACAGTAACTTTAGACAGAGAATTTGCAGAAAGACGAAAGAAACAACAAAGAGAAGAAGCAATACAAGACAGTATAGATGCAGCAGAAATAGATGATATGGATTTTGATTTAGATGCTATGTGGGAAAATACTGTATGGGAAGAAATACAAGATGTTACAACAGTTTATGCAGAAGTAGAACAAATCACACCAGTTGCAGGTGTTCGAGGAGCTGAAGCAGAAGACGAAGCACTAGAACATTTATATTATCGCAGATCAATGAAGAAGTTATCTAAGCTGGATCTTGAAAAAGCCTATGGAAAATTAATGCTAAAAAGAGACAAATTAGTCTCTGAAAACCAGCCTACTGACAAAGTTGACCAATATTTATCTATGTTAGAGGGGAAAATCAGCAAATACAATTAAAAAAATACCATAGGAAACCATAATGGAAGAGATCTTACAAAAGGTTGTAGGTGAATATTCATGGTTACTAATAAGTGGTATCGCCATTCTTTTATTCCAGAACACAATCAGAGAAGCAGTCGATGGAATTATGATCTTTCTTGGAAACGATTATAATGAAGATGATGTCGTCGAGGTGGATGGAGATCCTGGTCGCATAGTCAGAGTTGGAATGTGGAAGACAGTGTTTTTCATATACCACGTAGTTGACGGACAAATCGTAGGTGGTTCAAAACTTGTAGTGGCAAATTCAAAGTTAAAAGACTTGAAGATAGAAAAGCCATTACCTAATTTAGATCTATCAAAGTATCAGAAAAGATCATGAAGAATAAAGCATTACTCTGGATAAATGCTATATTGTTTTATGACTTGAGTAAAATTAGTCTGTGGAATCCGAACAAGAAGAAAGAAAAGGTTCTTGATTGGTTAAACAGTAGAGAGCCGCTTAGTGTAAGAATAAAAGAGTATAATAAAAAATCTTAACTGTTATCCCACCAGATCTTCACAAAATAACACAACATTAGAATATAAAATAAAGTCGATAACCATTCCCAAATCCATATCGGAATGTGCATTAGGAATGGGCCGCAATAAAGCGGCCCATCGTTTTCCTATTTACGGAACAATCCAATGAGGACAAGCATTGCTACGAGTCCAGCAAATCCGCTGGATCCGAATGACTCAATGATCGTCGTCAAGTTGCCAATAACATTTACACCGAAGACACCACTGCCAAAGAGGACTTCTGACATAGCGCCCACCGCCACAAAGGACATGAGTAAATGAACTATATCATCTATCCAGTCTTTGACGGTTGTTATGACTTCCTTCATAAGGTTATTCTCCATTTGTTCCAAAGAAAAAAAGGACGTCGATGACGTCCTCTTTATTAACAATAAATATGAAAAAAAGTGAAAAAAAGCCTTTACGCGAATAGGTTTTTAGTGTTAGATTCTAACATGAATAATAGGAATTGCAAAACATGCGGCAAATTTATGCCGAACACAAGAATTTATTTAGGATATAAAGAGTGCACAAGATGTAGTAGTGTTGAGCCGTATTCAGCACACATCGTCTATCCACATAAGACTGGAGGTTATGTCCAACCAGTTGATAAGGATACTAAAAAGCACTTACAGACACTAGACAGGCGTGCTGTTAAAGTTGGCCGCAAGTCAAGTGGTGGTTCCAATTCATGGGACAGATGGCTTAAAGAGTACAAACAAAAAAAGCGGGTGTCGTATAAAGGTAATACCTCAGCCTTCCAAGCTGATGCTGTCGGTTCGATTCCGTCCACCCGCTCAACTAGCTCAGTTAAACTGGAAGCTCTCGATATATATAAAGAAAGAGGCTATCAAAAAGCTGTAAGCGAAGTTGACAACATGTATAGTACAGGTTCTATATCATTAATTCAAAAATCAAGTATAAATTCTTTTCTTGCAGGAATAGCAGTAATGAACAAGAAAGAGCAGAGGGTAGTATTGAATGCGTTATCACGAAGACAATGAAGTTTATTTAATAGACGGTGAACAATTAAATCAATGTATATGGGCATGCGAGCAAGTAATGGATATACTGGGAATGAAGAACGAAGACATGTTAATTAGATTTGGAAGACTAAGAGAAAGACTAATAGCAAAACAAAGCTACACACAGCTCTTAGACATGTTAGGAATACCACAAGCTCCACCAGCAGAGGATGTAAGTTTTGCTGAGTTTCTGGATAAGCTTGGACTAAAACCATATCAAGGAGATAAAAATGAAGAGGATTAGTGCATCATTAATTCATATCATAGTTGCATTTTTAGCAATGGCATTTGCAACGTACGCAAGAGGCGATAATATAAAAGTAGAAATTGTACCTTATAGACTCGTCCCTGCAAATGATCCGTACTGCCAGATAAATGTAGAATTAATAGAACCTGTCACAATGATGAACATGCCAGACATATACAAAGAAGAGCTGACAGAAATATTAATAGATAGAGCTGTGTTTGAAGAGACAAATCCGTTTGCTATCAATGAAGTATTTCAAATTGACACGTCATTCTACAGACTCGTCAGAGTACCAAACACAGGTGACAACTGGTCAGGACCGTGGAGGCACAGCGAATGAGCAAGAAAGAATGGACAGGTAAGGGGAGTAAAAGTCGAGTGGCAAATAAGAAAAAGTATGATGACAACTACGATAAAATCTTTAAAAAAAAGGAAAAAAAGCCTTTACATGAATAACAAAAAAGTGTTAGATTCGAATATGAAATATCAACCGGGATTAATAGATGGACCAAATAAAAAATATGATAAAATCTATCAGCAGCTAGAGGTATTGCTAGAAGATAAAGATTATTGGGTTTCTGATACTGGTTATGCTCTTTTCTTAAAGAAAATGATGAACAAGATTATTGATGGAAAGCCTATCACTTCAAAGATCGATGATGCACTAGTTAAGGCAGTTAAAAGCTATCAGTCATTTTTATACCCATCAGAACGGAGAAAACAAAGAATAAGAATACTGGTAAAGCCGATTGATAAGTGTATTGATCTACTCAATGAATTAAATGACAGAGGTCTCTTGGAAAGACGCTTCTACATGAGGAACAAAAAATTCTTAAAGTCAGTGAGGGCATCTGCAAAAGCATATGAAAATTTAACAAACAAACAGAAGGTTGCAATGAATAAAAAGTATAAGTACTTACTAAAAATAAAAAAGATGTGGAGTGATGCATGAATCTATTAGAAAAGATAATCGACACATTCGATGGTCAGATAATAGATGAATACGATATAACACACTATAAAATCCCAGGTAAAAAATACGACATACAGCTAAACAGTAGAAGAGAATGGTCGTGTGATTGTCCAGCTTATAAGTGGCAAAGAAAAGCTAGAAAAAACGGTTGTAAACATATCAAATGGGCAAAGGCAAAACGATTCAAGTGGTTAGCAGGATCTTAAAGTTATTGATTAATAGTTGGTATAGGCACACACCAAAGTGCTTCTGTGGGTACAATATGAAGCCCAAAAAGGGCACCAGTATATATAGTCCAATGACTTGGTATTGTGTGTGGAAAAAACAATGCGGCTGGGAAACATTTTTGACAACAAATGGAAAGTTACGGTGGTGGAAGAGCTAGCAGATTTTTTATTTAAAAAGATAGTTGATTATCAAAGTGACAAGACAGTAAAAAAGAAAAGACCCATGCTCATGTGTGGCATATATTTCAGTAGTAGAATTTTAAATGAATGGATAGGAGAGTTCAATGCCGAGATGGCGAAGCAAAATAAAGAGAACTTTAGGGACAAAGACAAGAGCAGCTGATGTCCACGAACAAGATTACAGATACCCACCAAAGCCAGACTCATATTATGAAGTAACAGAAAAAGGACAGTGCAGGTGGTGTGGAAGTATCATCAATGACAATATGGGCAGAAGGAATATGAGAGCCAGCTGGCACCCACAATGTTCAGAAAAGTATTTGATGATATATGACGGCAAGACGATCAGAGACTACATAAGAAAGCGCGACTACGGTGAGTGTGCATACTGTGGTGATTATGATGCAAGATTTGAAGTAGATCACATTAAGCCTCTGTATGAACAGAAATATAAGACGACAGAAGAAGTAGACTGGAGTTATTGGGATGAGAGAAACTTACAGACATTATGTAGAAAATGTCATAAAGAAAAGACTAAAGATGATGTTAAAAAATTAAGTAAACTAAAAAGGAAAATCAAATGAGTAGAAAAGGCACCTATTTTGAAATAGATAGGTTAACAAATAGAGTTAGAAAGCTTGAAAAGAAAGTAAAAGCTTTCGAGGATTTTATGAACAACTGGGGGCCTGATGTGCAAAAGAAAAGAGATGAGAGGGACGCAAGGTGGGACGAGATGGTAAGAGTACTGACAGTCCAAGAGAGAAAGTTAAAAAAACTTTAAAAAAAGAAAAAAAAAGCCTTTACTTTGTCACCGAAAAGTGTTAGATTGATATATCAATTATGAATGATTTACAAACAACATACAAAAGAATTAGATTTTGGGGACCTCAAAAAGGATATAACGGGATAAGCTCCGTAGCTCTATTGAGGTTGGGTGAGACCATTAAAATGTCAGGATCCGTTCCAACTCGCACTACTGTTGAATTGCGCAATAAAAACAGGAAGCAGACCCCCTCAAAAAACTTTAAAAAAAGTGAAAAAAAGCCTTTACTTTCTCGCGAAAAAGGGTTAAGTTAAGGTATTAATTAAGAGGTTACAATGAACAGAATACAAAACAACTCAGACTACTGGATCGGAAACTTAACAGGTTCTTCCGATATGTGGTGGAGAGATGAAGAAACAACAAAAGGTAGAGATCTAGTACAACTAGCTTCATACAGATCTGCTATCTCAAACTACGTCAATATCGTTACTGGTCGTACAGATATACCAGTTACTTACAATTCAAATGACGAATCTTATACAGACGGTAAAAAAGTTTACTTATCAGGAAATATGGACAGCAAGAATTTTGATCCTAATGTTGGACTTGCTCTTCACGAAGGCTCACACATCGTACACAGTGATTTCGAATTACTCAAAAATCTTAGCCGTATCGTTGATGAAAGATATGGAGATGAATATGGTCAGGTTGCTGCTAAGATTAAAAGCCTAATCAACTACATCGAAGACAGAAGAATCGATTTTCAAATCTTCAAATCAGCTCCTGGTTACCAAAATTACTATCACGCAATGTACGATAAATACTTCAATTTCAAAGTTATCGACAAAGCTCTTAAATCTAATGAGCACCGTGAAGCTATCTGGGAAAGCTATGAGTTCCGTATTATTAATTTTACAAACAAAAATACAGATCTTGATGCTTTACCTGGTCTTAGAGAAATTTACAGAACAATCGATCTTAAAAACATCTCAAGACTTAAGTCAACTACAGATGTAATGAAAGTTGCTTTCGAAGTTTATGACATCATTATGAAAAATATTGTAACCTCAAACGAATCAGAAGAGAAAGAATCAGAATCAAAAGACGGTTCTGATTCTTCTGATTCAAAAGGTTCAAATGGTGAAGGTACATCAGTTGATACAGGTGATAAAGAAATGAAAGCTGACGGCAAACCTGCTCCAACAGATGATATGCCAGAACTCACACCTAATCAACAAAGATCACTTGAGAATGCTGTTAAAAAACAGAAACAACTTATCAATGGTCAAACTAAAAAAGTTAAGTTGACAAAAGCTGAAAAATCTTCTATCTCAGCAGTTGAAAAAACAGGTGCTTATACAAAAGAAGTTGGAACTGGTAAACATCAAAAGACAAACTGTGTTATACTACCAAGACTTACACAGGCAATGTTTGAAGAAAATATGGACTGGGAATTACGCAGGCTATATCCATTTGTTGATTCTTGGTCAGTAAGCAGATCTGAAGACAATATGACTGAAACACAGCAGGCTGTTATCGATGGAATCAGACTTGGTCGTATTCTTGGTAAGAAACTTCAGGTTCGTAACGAAGAACGTACTACAAAATGGTCACGTCAGGATTCAGGTAGACTTGATAAAAGAATTATTGCAGAGTTAGGTTTCAACAACGACAGAGTATTTAAAACAACTCTTACTGAAAAATACAATGATGCTTTCATTCATATCTCAATTGACGGTTCTGGATCTATGGATGGTAAGAAATTTAATAATGCTCTTAAGTCAACAGCTGCTATCTGTCAAGCTGCTTCAATGGCTGGAAACATACACGTTCAAGTTACTTACAGATCAACAATCAATATGAAAAATCATACATCACCATTACTAGTTGTGCTCTATGATTCAAAAGTTAACAAGATGATTCACATCAAAAAATACTGGGGAATGCTTCAGACAAGTGGTACAACTCCTGAAGGTTTATGTTTCGAAGCTATCTCACAGCAAATTATCAATACATCTGCTGGACGTGATGCTTACTTTCTTAACTACTCAGACGGTATGCCCTGGTTCTCAAACAAAGGAATTGACTACAGTGGATACTCTGCTCTCAACCACACAAAAGAACAGGTTTCAAACTTTCGCAAAAACGGTATCAATATACTTTCTTTCTTCATCGAAGACAGCGACTGGGGCAGAGACAGGCTACAAAGAGATTTCAAAAAGATGTACGGACAGGATGCGTCAATGATTGATTCAACAAAAGTTGTTGCTCTTGCTAAAGAATTAAATAAAAAATTCTTACAAAAATAATACGGGAATATTTATACATGAATCACAACACGGATCTAACATGAACGCAAAAGATAAGCAAGATTTAGAGCTGGTCCACTATAGGTTAGACGAGCTCGATAAGAAGATGGATCAGATGAGGCATGATATGTCTATGGCACACGGCAAGACTGATGCATCTTTAAGTTTTTTAAAAGAAAATTTATTCAATCCAAATGAAGGGTTATGGGCAGAGACAAAACAAAACACTCAATTCAGAGAAAATTCACAGAGGTGGAGGGGTATAGTTGGAACTGGTTTCATAGCACTTATAATCGACAAAGTGTGGAATATGTTTGGTTAATTTTAAACAAAAGGTTATTAAATGAAAGATGATAGAATTATGACAGCCAATGGCAGTATTGTAGGCACAGTAAAAGTATCTAGCAACGCACAAGATCACCCAAATTTTGACAATAAAAAATTACACAGGTATTGGGCAGACTGGGAAGAAGATGTTGTTGCGTTATGTGATCAGATAAAAGATAAAGATTGGTTATTTGTATATGGGATTCCAAGAGGTGGAGTTACATTAGCGACACAAATATCACACAGACTTGGGATTCCAATGGTTGCTGACGCACCTGGGTATTGGATGCTCAACTGGTATCATTGGCGTATGAGGCAAAACATTGAACTAAAGAGTGAGACAAAAAATATTCTAATTGTAGACTCTATATGTGATACTGGCAGTACTATTGATCATATTAAAAAACAAGTCAAAGCAATTGCAAACGGTGATGAGATGAATTATACATTTGCAGTCGTAGACGTCGATCCTAGTGTTATACAGAAAGTTGATAATTATGTCAATGTCAAGGGACCTGAGTGGTTGGTATATCCCTGGGAGTTTGGATCACAAGAATTAAAATTATAGGAGAGTAACATGGCAATCAAAATAATGGCTGAACGTCAAGCACCTGGAGATAGATGGTTATTGACAGAAGAAGCACACAATGACCCTGATAACCAAGTAATACAGACAAGCCTCACTGGATGTTTAAACGAAATATATAAGAACACAGGTGAGACAGCATTTATTGTAGATGCTAAAAAGGGTGAGGTCAGAGTAGAGACAGAGACAAACAAAGGACCACAGGTCTGGGATCTATACGGCGAAAAGAGCAGACAGGTATTGGAGGGATAATATGGAGCCCATGCAGCAACAGGTCAATATAGACCCAAACGATCTTATAGATATAGAGTGCTCGAGCTGTGGACATAAGAACTTTAAACAGGTATTTCAAATGAAAAAATTATCTGCTCTTATGTCACCAACTGGTCAAGAGCAAGTAGTGACAATTCCAGTATTTATATGTGATAAATGCGGAACACCACTCAGTCAGGAGATAGGTGGGTAAGTTGAAAGACATATTGAGATTTTACTTATCACTGATAGCGTTCGGTTGTTTAATAACATTTACAGTAATATTGGGTGTGAGTATATGGTTCGTATTCTGGGCAATATTCATTCCAATAGTATTTTTTGTAGATGTCTGGAGGATAAGAAGATGAGCGTATTAAAATTTATGTTCTGCTTTCCTCGAGCCTCAACACCCACAAAAGAAGAGCTCGAACGAATGGAAGACTATATTATAGCTTTCTACGAGTTAAGAAATAATTTAGAATCATTTACACTGGCACGAGGATGAGACGTCCACGCCGCCGCAACACAAGAAGAAGAAGAAGGTTACAACATAATATGAGTATACAAGATCCCGCCCACGATCCCGAACGCCGAAGCCCGCGCGCGACGCGCGGCTCCGACGAAAATTTTCTCCGGACCGATTCAGCCGCCAAGGCCGGCTCGTACACCCATGAGGAAGCCACTCCCACTCCCCCTAATCAAGACAAGTCCTTTAGTAATTTAGCGGATTATCGGAGGGTAAGTGCGATTATAGGTGAAGACTTTTATACAGGGAACGGATTGGAGACGGTAATGGATCGGTTAGAATTAAGTATGAAGGCTCATCCCTTAGAATTAAAACCCATATCCTATTATACGGACCCAGCCAATAAACAATCCCAAAAGCCCATACCCCCATATATAGAACTAGATACCGATGAAGAGGGACTCGAGCATGAGTAGCCACGGCTTCCTCGGAAGAAGCGGATCGTACAATTGATTCGGTCTTACTAAGACTTCTTCCGGCCTCTGAGTGCTCTTGCTCAAGGTGAGGTGGGGAACCGATAGAATCCCGGGCCAATAGGTTCCCTCCTCACCATTAATACCCACAATACACACAAATAACACAATAACACTGATACACGACTGTATAGCGGGTTAACGAGCTGTAGTGGTGGTGATGTCACACATCCTCCAGCTTCTAGCAGCTATTGTAGAAGCTTTGGCTAAGTATTTTTAGAGTTTATGCCTATTTATTACTATTATGCATGTACTAACTATATACTCTATTATGCTCGCGCGCGTGTCGCAATTTTCTTTTTTCTCGGCGTTGCAAGTGAAGCCTAATATATATGACATTTTGACATATAAATATATACTAAACGGATCAATTAATGGACACCTTTAAGACAAACAGCCGCAGATACTGGACAAAAAAGGACCTGGCCCGTGAGCTGCGTGTGACAGAAGTCACTATAGATAATTGGAGAAGAAACGGCTCCCTGCCCTATATAAAGATGGGTAACACTACTAATTCGAAGGTGTTATTCGATATGTTGGATGTACAGGAGTTCTTTGAACGTAGGAAATTAAATGTCGGAGAGCGTCGCCACCTACAGGGTCTACACCGTGCCAACGGATTCCAGCCCAAAGAAGAGGACTGGGCCACTGAGGATAGGGATGAGGGATACGTCCCCGACAAGGACTACGACATGCCGCCCGAAATATATTAAAAAAACTTTCACTTTTTGCAAAAAAAGCCTTTACTTTGTCGCAGAAAAGGGCTAGATTAGTATATCAAATAAATAAGAAAAATAGAGGTTACATATGAAACAATTCAATTTAAATCCAGATACAACGGTTGTTAAAGTAGAACAACGTGGTACACGTCTAGTTGCATTAGACGTCAATGGTAATAAAGTTAACGGTCCGTCCAAGAAGTGGAAGACTGTGGCATTAAATGATAATACAGCTTTGGCTGAGATTATCGGTTCAACAGGACGTCCTTATTGGAGGCCAGTTCCAATGGATGAGTTTACAAGCCGTGCCAATATACCGGCAGCTGTTGAAGCAGTAGACGTTCCTGAGGACAATGATGCTATACTTAACTTTATCCATACTAGTTATAAGCTCAAACCTGGTAATCTTGTTATGAATGAGCTCAAGTGGAAGTATCTGGTTCGCTCCGCCGTTAGAGGTAAGAATATTATGATGACAGGTCCTGCCGGTTGCGGTAAGACAATGTCAGCTAAGGCTCTCGTAACCTCATTAGATAGGCCTGACTTCTACTTCAACTTAGGTGCGACTCAAGATCCCCGAGCTACCTTAATCGGTAACACGCATTTCAACAAAGACACAGGTACTTATTTTACTGAGTCACTATTTGTTAAGGCTATACAGACTGAAAATGCCGTTATACTTCTAGATGAGTTATCCAGGGCTCATCCAGACGCGTGGAACATCCTAATGACCGTGTTAGACGAAGGACAAAGATACCTTCGGTTGGATGAAGCCGATGGACAGGCTACCATTAAGGTTGCTAAAGGGGTAACATTTATTGCGACAGCTAATGTCGGTAACGAATACACCTCAACCCGTGTCATGGACCGTGCACTAGTAGACAGGTTCACACAGATAGAGATGGACGTCCTAAACAAGGACCAGGAATTAGGTTTATTAACAGCACTATATCCTACAGTGGATAAGGAAGTCCTCGGCAATCTAGCTGAACTCTCTTATATGACACGTATAGAATCTGCTGGCGATGAAGGTAAGCTGAGTACACACGTAAGTACAAGGACTTCCGTAGAGGCTGCTGGATTACTAAGTGACGGATTCACACTAGCCGAGGCTGCTGAGGTAACCATTCTACCCCGCTTCGATTCGACTGGCGGCTTAGAATCTGAGAGAACTTATGTAAAACAAGTACTGCAAAAGTTCACTGGTGGTTCCTCCGAGGAAGAGCTATTCACCGATGTAGAGGCTGAGGATAAT